TGGCGGTAGCTCACTCAGCCGTAGTTAGCCAACTGATGTTTTGCTCCCGGGTCGATATGTTACGGAGCCCGGATCTTTCGGTTTTTACACCTAATTGAAATGCCAATGCCGTTCAGTGTGTAGTCTACTCTACACGTTCCAAGCGCGGCCATTACGCGAGCGCCATCACCTCTGAACACAGAACTTGTCTGCAATAGTGGCTGTAAATTTTACAACTTTAAATCTTTTACTGAATTTTTGCCTAAGCGTATTTGAATAATGCCGTTGTAGTTGTCTTCACGTAATAGAACGTTTTCTTTGAATTGATAGTACGCTTCTAGATAATTTGTCTCGCCCTTAGAGCTGCACAAATGTATTATTTCGCGTGTAAATTTATCTTTGCCTAGTGTTTCGATGTCTTGTAGTAGCCTTGGACTAGAGCCCCAGTAGTCTTTCCAATCAGTTTCTACTGTTTCTCTACGTTTGTTTTTCTTGCCTTTAAGAGGTGGTCTCTTTTTAACCGTAATAAAATATTTGCGGCCAATGTAATCGTGGCCATTAGTTGTGTTTGTAATTCTGTAGATAAAACCGTGATAGTTTTGAATATCCTCAGATTCAAAAGCCTTACCGTTGTAAATCCAAGGATATTCATATGATGCCATAATGCTATTTATTTTGCTGCCTTGGCTGCATTCTTCTTTTCTTGAATTTCTGCACGACGAGCTTTGGCTAGCTTGCCTAAGTCGCCTAATGCTCCACGAGCACGTGTACCTGCTGCGCCCACGCCCTTGCCTTCAAATTTTTCATTTTCTGCGACGTATGCTTCATATGCCGCTACAATTTGTTCATGTGTTGTTGCCATTTAAGGTCTCCTTAATTAAACATCGCTTGTTTGCGAGTGATTTCATTGCGAATTTTCGCTTTGATCTTCTTTTGTGAAGTCTTTTCTAACAATGCTTCTAGTTGTTTGATATTGAGCGGACCTAGTCTAGGTTTGCCTGTACGAGTCTGCATTGGGTGTGCTTTTTTAACTGCCATTGTTATCTCCTATACTTTATATATTAACTTACATCTACGTCGGTGTTATATGTGGTAAAACCATTTTCTTTAACTACTGTAAGAATGTTGTTTACACGACCTGCTAGTTCATCTTTGTGTGACACTAGCCATACGCTCTTGTTATTTTCACGTGTCATCTTCTTAAGAATAGCAAGACTATTTTCTACACCCGATGTATCCATGCCACTATCAACTAACTCATCAATGAATAATAAGTTAATAGGTTGATACAAACTTTCCCACACATCACGGAATGCCCATGATAATGATAAAATTAATCGATTACGCTCGCCGCGACTTAAGTTGTCAAAGTCTAGCTCACGTCCTAGCTCTTGAATTTCTACACTTAAATCATTTAAGAACTTAACTTCATGTGGTAGGCCAATTTTATCTAGATAATAGCTTAGTCGAGCATTTAAATAGCTTAAGTTCTGATCAATAATACGTTTACGAATGTAACTGTCTTTGTTAGTTAATAGTTTGTACAAGAACTCTTGATGATCACGCACTCTTGCTAGTTCATTCATAGCGGTATAATCTATTTCAGCTAAGGCAGTATGACGCATTTCTTCAATCTGCTCAGTGTAGGGGTCTACTTCTACACGCTTGGTTTCTAACTGTTGCTGTAAACTAGCTACAGTGCTACGATGATGAATAGCATCTTCTTCGTGATCATAAAACACCTGCGGCTGCGCACCTAGTTCACCTAGTTCAGTGAGCTTGTCATTGTGTTCTGTATACTGTGTTTGTGTGCTGAGATACTGTAGTGCCGCTTCTTTTAATGCTTCTTCTTTGGCCTTTAGGACTTCTTCGTGCTTGCTGTCATGTAGTTCTTGGCCACAGGCATAACACTTGTGTTCTTTTAAGTCAGCAATTTCTTTTTCTAACTTCTGTATATTCTTTTCTTCTTTAACCATGTCCTGTTCACAGCGCAGGATATACTTCTTAGTATCATCTATGTCTTTACGCTTTTGATTGTAAGCAGTTAGTGCCTTGTGCGCGGCAATTTCTTGATCAATATCTATGTGTGCTAGTTGCTCAATAGCAGTTTCTAACTTACCGACATCTTCTGCATGTTTAGTGCGCCACAGGTTTTGTCTACGCTCAAGGCTAACAATCTGCTCTTCGATACGCTTATTAGCATCTTGAATAGCTTTGATGTTAAACTCTTCTTGGGTAATAGCATCGCGGGTGGCCTTTTGTTGTTCTTTTAGTGCTTCTGCTTTTTCAGACAGTAAGGTAATACCCAATAACTGTTCAATAATAGCACGTTGGTCACCCGACTTAAGACTTAGAAATGGTTCAGTGTATGTGTTCAAAGCCACAATGTGTTTAAACATGTCGTGGCTCATACCTAGCAAGCGTTCTATTTCCTGCTGTGTTTCTCTTGAATCGCCTTGACTGTTATCATCTTTTGATTCTTGCTCAATGTCGCCAATATAAAACTTCAAGACATTTGATTTACGCCCACGTTCAATCTTGTAGTCTACACCGTTAACTTCAAATTCAATAGTAACTAACATGTTCTTACCGTTAGTTTTGTTGATTAAGTTATCTTTACGAATATTAGTTAAGGCATTACCATAAAGCGCATATGACAAGGCATTAATGATAGTGGTTTTGCCTGTACCATTACGTGCGCCACTGTCATCGCCTCCTAGGTCAATGTTTTCACCCAAGACTAAAGTCAAGTCTTTGCGGTCAAAGTTCACTGCCTGTGTAGCATTACCTACACTCATAAAGTTTTTAACTGTTAAATGCTTAATTCTGAACATTAAAGATGCCTATAGATGTCTAGCAATAGTTTAGGATCATAGTGATCGCTGTTGATGTTAGTGAGATTGTTTGTGACAATAGTATCAATGCTTTCAAACTGTACATTGCCTAAGACAATATCCTGTCCTAAGTCTGATTTCTTAGATGGTATTAGAGTAAGTTCACGTAGACTGTGTGTGCCTACAAAGGTTTCTTTAATAAATGTTGCTTCTTCGTAGGTAATATCTATATCAATGTTTACACGACAGTGCATACCTGGCAACAATAATGACTCTGGTGTGCGTAGTACATCACTTAGATTGTACACACGATACTTGGGCTGATCAGTCCAGCTGTGATATTTGGGTTCTTGTCCCCACTCTAAGATCATCATGCCACGTTCATCATCCCCGGCATCGGCATAATTGTGTGGGAAACAGTTACCAATATAGGTAATGTTCTTGTGTGTTTGACGTTTGTGGAAGTGCCCACTAAACACATGATCAATATGGCCAAAGTCCTCGCGTTTAAGCTCACCGTGGTCGGGCATCTGTACCATAGCATTCATGTAGAAGTGTGGCAGTTCAAAGTGCCCAAACACATACTTGGCGTTTAACTTAGGTATGCGTTTATGATCGTCGCCAACAAGCCAAGGAGCAATGACAACATCGCTATCGTTAAACCAATCGTTGACAATCTGTACATTTGGAAGATGACGAGCCCACTCAACACTCTGTATATCACGCTTGTCACGATAGTACAAATCGTGATTACCAGGAATAAAGTATACAATATCGAAAGCGTCATTTAGTAACTCCAGGGCACGTAAGCTGTAATTGAGCGTAACAATGTTAATTGCCGCACGGTTGTTATGCCAGTCACCTAAAAAGAAACAGGTTTCGCAACCTTCTTCTTTAGCTTTAGCAATGAACCACTTGATGAAATTTAAACAGTCGTCATTATGTAGCTGACTGTTTGACTTTAATCCAAAATGAATGTCCGTGCAAACAGCCGCTTTTTTAAATAAATTTGCCATAAGTTTAGTGTATATGAATCCTGGCTACAAGGTCGAATTAAAGATTACCAAATTAGTCATCAGCACCCCAACCACCGCCACCCCACTCGCCTTGACGAGTATAGCTAGGTGTGTAGTTGTTCATTTCTAAAATATCATCGCGGATGTTTTGATTGCGCTTTTCAATATTTAGAACTCGGGTGAAACTGTTGGTAATTGCCGCTGTGTAGTAGGCAAATGGATTTTGACTTTTTGATTCATCAAACTGTAGACCAATTTGACTTAACTGTAGTAATGCCTGTGATCGCATTTCGTCATTGTAGGTATAACCACGCCAGTTGCTACGAGTAGCATAACGTTCACACAGTTTAATAAACATGTGTGCTAGTTTAGGAGTCATCTGACCGTGGTCTTTTGAAAACTCCCCGGGAGTTAATCCTTTGGCCCAATGACTCTTGCCTACACAGTAAGGACTATAATCTTCTAAAACACGATAGTGTTGGAACGGAGGAAAGTTTACCTTAACGTATTTTGCTGGCGCTTTAGGAGTAAGACTAGGATCATCATATTCTGTTTCAAATAAATCGTCGTCTTCTAGTTCTTCACGAAGTTTAGCATCTGCTTTCTTTTGCTTGGCTTCATCAATTGGTATATGTTCCCAGGTCATTACTCGGAAAACTACATCAGTTACTGGTATTTCAGACGCAGGCTTTAAAAATTCATCTAGTTTGCGCTTATTACCCAAGGCTAATTCAGCATCCTGCGCTTCTTTAGCCAGACGCTCGGCACGCAGTTTACGTGCTTCTGACACAGATTTCTTATTAATTTTGTCTACACTAGTTACAATAACATCGTAACTGGTAACACTTGGATCAATAAAACTACAGTAGGTTAACTTGCTTTTATGTATTTCTTTTAGTATGTCTTTATTGTTTAGGTAATTGTGTTTTTTCACCTGACAGATTCCTTTTAACTACTACTATTATACAGCCTATAAATAATAAAAAGCAAGAGATTTAAGGATATTTATATGCCAGTAATTGCACCAAATTGGGAATCCGGAGGATGGGCCGATAATCAGAGCGGGGGAGGGTACGACCCAAAACTAGCCACTGCCGGTGGTTACGACCCTAACGCCCAAAACGCATACCTAACCAGCTATAATTCCATTGGTGGTCAGGCAGCGGTGACCGCTGAATATAACGGTGCGCCAAATTGGTCAGCCGGTGGTTGGGCAGATAACGGACCTGGCACAGGCGGTTGGGATTCTGAAGAAGCACGTAAAAAAACCAGTGGACTACCAGAAGGAGGAGGAGTAAGTGCAAATCCTGCAGGTCCTGCCACAGTTAATTTTACGCCAGCTGGCTCTGGTACTTCTGCTATGTCGTCGTCGTCAAATGATTGGCGAGTGCGTGTTGCATTAAACGACGGTAGTAAAATATTTTACAAAGATACTAGTAATCAATTAATGGCCCCATTGGCCAGTACCAATGGTGTAATATTTCCCTATACCCCAACAGTAAACGTAACACACACTGCTATGTATAATTCAGTGCCGTTGACTCACAGCAACTATGCTCAACAGTTCTACCAAGGCAGTGAAGTACAGGAAATTAGTATATCAGGTGACTTTACTGTGCAGGATGCCAGTGAGGGACAATATCTATTAGCAGCAATTTATTTCTTCCGTGCGGCAACAAAGATGTTTTTTGGATTTGACAAGCAAACGGGTATGGGCGCAGGCAATCCTCCGCCAATAGTATACCTACACGGTTACGGTGACTACTACTTCCCCGGTGTTCCTTGCGTAGTTACATCTTTTAACCATACTCTGCCCAACGAAGTAGACTATGTAGAAATCCCAATAACAGAAACAACAACAACTTTAGTCGAAACTCGTAAAACCGCAGTAGCACCAGTACAAGGAGTAGACGCAAGAACTACTAGTATTACAGGTCCAAACGGCGAAGTATTTGCTCCTAACTTTAATGCTACAGTAGTTAATCAAGAAGCGTTAGCTGCAAGACAGGCGGCTGCATCAACTACATCATATTCTTATAATACATCGTCGACTAGCAGAACAACACGATTGCCATCGGCTAGTACTCTAAGTATTTCTTTACGCCCGGTTTATAGTCGACGTGGACTACATGAACGATTCAATCTTGAAGATTTTGCCGCTGGTAAACTTATCAACGGTAGTGGGAGCTTCCTATAATGGCAGTGACATCAAAATATAGTAAAACTAGTCCGTACCATGGAACAAAATTGTTTGGTAATTTTTTAGACGTTCTAGAGTACAGAGACCTACCTAAAGATCCTGCAGATGTAGTATATCAAATTGACGCGGTCTATGAGAACAGACCCGACCTACTGGCCAACGACCTGTACAGCGACAGTAGTCTATGGTGGGTATTTGCTGTTCGTAACCCTAATGTACTGCAAGACCCAATATTTGATTTTCGCGCAGGTACAATTATCTACATTCCTAAAAAGGATGTTATTGTCACAGCCTTGGGACTATAATCAATGGCAACATTTGCTGAAGTAAAACAAAACTTTACAGATCTCTACTCACGTTGGGACAACTATGGTTATTATCTAAAACAGGCATTCAATGACTCAGTAGAGTTTGACGCCGGTCAACCAAATGCTGATGCACTGTTTGCGCAACAAAGAGATGACATAAATGAAAAACTTCGTCAATTCTGGGACGTAGATCAAAAAGAATATCAACCTCTACTAGCTTCAGCGGAAGCACTAGATCCTGGTCCGGACAGAGACAACCTAGTAGGACAAATTAAAAAACAATTTGGCCTAAGTCAAAATTGGATCGTAGCCGAAACAGAAGCTCTGCGTAATGTGCGTAAAAGCAAAAAGATGGAGATTGACAGATTAGCCAATAATCGAAATTTACAAATAGCCACTAGTCAAGTTAACCAAACAACCCCGTCGGCTACAACTCCACAGCCAGCAGCCACTGCTGGCGTAACTGGTGCCCCAGTTAACTTATCTGCCGCAGATCAACGCAATCTTAGTTTACCCGGTGCAGGCACCGCTCAAACACCAACAAAAAGCGAACCATCTGTAAGCGGTAGCAATAACGTTGTTTTAGAAACCACCGAAGTAACAGCCAAAGGGTTCAGACCCAATGTGCTACATTCCTATGCTAGTTACACCTATGGTTTAAGTTTACATCTTTTAACCATTGAAGATTATAATCAAATTGTAGATACTGGCACATACAGTCCAAAAAATGTACTAATAGCCAGTGCCGGTCGTTATAACGAAATTGTTTCAGGAACATCGGCGTTTGCAAGAAATCCTGAATTCAGCGACGATTTTTATTTTTCTAATTTAAACATGACCACGGTCATTGGCATGGGTGAACACAATAGATCCACTAATGCCATTGATATTGACTTTACTATCATTGAGCCCTACGGACTAACTCTATTAGATCGTTTGCTTAATGCCAGTGAGGCAGTGTTTTCTACAAACTATCTAGAAAATCCCTATCTATTACAAATTGATTTCTTTGGCACAGATGATGCAGGTAATATACAACAGCCTATTCCAAACATCACTAAACGTATACCAATTAAAATCTTGTCGATGGATATTAAAATGGGCGCCAATGGAGCAGAATACAAAGTTTCGGCAATGCCTTTTAATCACCAGGCCTTTACTGAATCTATAATCAGTACTCCAATTAACTTAGAAATTACTGCTGGCACAGTCAATGGTTTCTTTAAAGCAACCTTAACTGGCGCCAATGATTTAGCACAACAAATCAATGATGCCGGTGGAGAAAGAACACAGCGTGGAGTAATTATAGGACCCGATGGCCAGGAAACTCCGGCACCAACAGCATTGTTTAGTCCTACTAGAATTGCCGAGTTTAACAAAGAATTTAGTAAAGATCAAGTGTACACTGCCAGAAGCTATGCTGATGCACTAAACGCATATAAAATTCAGCAACAGATAAGTCAGGTAGTACTAGTCAGCGATCGTTACGATTTTAAATTTGATACAAGAATTGGTAACTCTCCGCTGTTTGCTGATGAAAAATCAGTAAGTCCTAACGAATTAAAAATGGCAGATGTATCAACATATTCAAGTGTGATCGCTGGTAATCAAGGTGCGGCCAGTGCTGCATTAAATCTAAAACAGCGTAAGTTCCCTATTAGACAAGGTTCTTCAATTGAAAGTGTTATACATCATATGGTCAAGAATAGTCAATATATTGTTGAACAAATGAAGACTCGTGATTATAAAACAGAAGAGCAGTATGTAAACGAGCGCGACAGTAACAAAAATAAACCACTGGAGTGGATTAAGATTATACCTAGTATTAAATTGATTGGATTTGATCCTTTCACTAATAGCTTTGCTAAAGAAATTACCTACAATGTTGTGCCTTATGAAATTCGTAACGTAAGGTTTGATGAAGCGCCTCAAGGCAAAGCACGTATTGAAGATGCTGTAAAACTGTATCAGTATATCTACACCGGCGAAAACGACGATATATTAGATCTCAATATTGAATTAAATGCTATGTACTATACAACCAAGACTACGTATAGATCAAATCTCATGAGAGTCTACGGAGTTGATGGTTATTATAATAATGTTACTGCAAATGGTGACGGCACATGTGATGTTGCGCCGCCTGCAGCAAAAACAATTACACCTAACCAGATTAAGTATCGACACACAGACAAACGACACATATCTGCTGGTGGATCTAAAACAGCGCAGGAAATTGCCGCTGCCGACTTGTCTGCAAGTTTAGCTAGTATGGCGCAGGCTGATATGTTATCAGTGGATTTAAAAATCATTGGTGACCCCGATTTTATTAAACAAGATGATATTTTTTACAAACCTGCATTTAACGCCAATGGCGAAATAGAAATCGCTACACGTTACGTGACGCCCAATGGTAGTATTGTCAGTGACACACAAGATGTTATAGTTCTATTAGAATTTAAAACCCCTACAGACATTGATGACACCAATGGATTAATGAAATTTGATACTCGATATAAAGCCAGTGGATTCAGTGGATTTTACAGAGTATTAACAGTAATGAATAATTTTGAAAATGGTAGATTTACGCAGACACTACATCTGATTAGATTGCCCAATCAAGATGATGGAGAAAAGAATAAAGGCAACAATGAGCGCAACGAAACAGCAGGCTGGACAGATCAAGGTACGCAGACTAGCCCTCCAGTTAGCGTAATTCCTGCACCGTCAACTCCTGCTAACGCAGATGTGGCTAATATACCAAATAATACCGGACCGATACCCCCAGCAGACACAGGTAATCGTCTTCCGTTCCAAGACGCTATTCAAGGCGCAACATTTGATGCTAGCACAGGAACTTACAACATTCCATCGCAGTCGCCCAACTTCACACCAATTAGTGTTCGTGGTAATCAAGTACCTGGGCAGAATGCAGTTCAATAACAAGGAAACATCATGGCAATCGATCATAGAATAGGCAGTAAAGTCGAAAAGTCTTATCGTCAGGAAGACAGCAACGCTATACGTATTGATCCACACCCTTATATTGGCATAGTTAAAAATAACATCGACCCAGCTAGAATGGGTAGACTTCAGGTTTGGATCCCGGACATTGGCGGCGACGAAGATGATCCACAAAACTGGACCACAGTAGGTTGTGCGACTCCTTTCATGGGAGCAACTAACCTTAGAAAGAAAAATAAACAAAATACTTTTGAGCAAGCATCGCACTCTTACGGTATGTGGTTTGGGTCTCCAGATATAGGCACAGAAGTTATTGTAGTATTCATAGCCGGTCAAACCGACCGCGGCTACTATATTGCCTGTGTAAACAACAGCATATCTAGATCAATGATGCCTGGGTTGAGTAGTTCAACTCTAATAGATACAGCCGCAGCCAGTGCAGATATTAAAAGATCTCTAGTTCCAGGATTTCAGTATCCGGTAACAGAATTCAATATCAATGCTGATAACATAAATCTAACTAATTTTACTAAGCTACCTAAACCTATTCATGAACCGCAATTTCGTATACTGCGAACACAGGGACTGGACCGCGATAATACTCGAGGCACAATAACCAGTGGCAGTCAACGTGAAACGCCTAGTAATGTATTTGGTATTAGTACTCCTGGGCGGCCATTTAAGAACGATCCAGCAGATGATCCTACATTTGCACAAAAAGTCAAAGATGGGTCGCTGACGCAGGACGATTATGCCGTTACATCACGCAAAGGTGGACATACCTTTATCATGGACGATGGCAGTGCCGCCGGCGGAACCGATCAACTAGTCAGACTGCGCTCGGCTCGTGGACATCAGATAATGATGCACGACTCAGATAACATACTGTACATTGCCAACGCAGATGGTACGGTCTGGATTGAATTTAACGAAACCGGTCGTATAGATATTTTTAGCACTGACGGAGTGAATCTGCGCACCAAGGGTGGTATCAACTTACACGCCGACCAAAACATTAATATCAATGCCGGTGGTAAGTTTAGTGTACGTGCCGAAGGGCGTATTCAATTTGATACACCAGATAAGTTTAATCTATTGTCGGGCAGTGGAATTAATCTACAGACCGATGCTAAAATGGAAATTAAAACTGGCGATAAACTGGCAGTCGACTCTGGTGGTAAAATTAGTCTCAAAGCCGGACCCAAGATTATCCTAGAAGCTGGCACAATATATGACAATACAATACCCGGCGATCAAGTTAAAAAATTAATGCCAATTAGAGTTAATTCTCTACCTGACACCCTAGAAGATGCTGGGTCAGGTCTGTGGAAAGTAAACCCAGGAAAAATTAGTAGTATTGTAAGTATTGCACCTGGACATGAGCCGTTTTATCTGCGCGAACTATCACCACCTGCTCCTGAACAACCTGGCGGAAAAATTAAACCACAGTCGGCCTACACTGGCGCAGGTGATTCTACTAAACGCATGGCTGGTACAGCCAGCAGCAATAAAGTCACTGAAGATGATATACGTAGTCAACCAGAAGCATCAACTACTGTAGGTACCTTAACTAAAGATCAAACTACAGCACTAATGGCACAGTTAGGGCGCAGTGAAAGCGGCGGTGAAGCTGAGCCATATAAAGCTAAAAATGATCTAGGCTATGTGGGCAAGTATCAATTTGGTTATCAGGCATTAATTGACATGGGCTATGTTAAAAGCAGTGTGTCGAGTAATAGTCAACTGTCTAATCCAAATAGCTGGACAGGTAAAGATGGACTAGACAGCGTTGATGATTACTATGCGGCCACTGATGTGCAGGAAAAAATGGGCCTTGAATACATGCAACGCAATTATAATCAATTGGTCAAAGACGGTGTGATCACACAAAAAGATACACCTGAAGATGTTGGAGGTCTACTACAGGTATCGTGGTTTGGCGCCGGTAATGCTAAACAGTGGCGCGAAGGTAAGTTACCTGACGTAGACAAAAACGGAAATCCTTATGCAGAGTATTTCCAACGTGGAAAGTATGCTATCAGTCAGATGGCTCCTAAAGTTAGTGCGATTAACGCTGGATAAATATTTTTATGGTTACCTTTTATCGTGGATTTAGTACAGTAGACAGAACTAAGAAGTTCCGTATCACGGATCAAGAATTAGTTAAGCGAGATCTATTGAATCATTTTAGTATTCGCAAAGGCGAAAAACTAATGAACCCAAATTTTGGCACTATTATTTGGAACGTAATCTACGATCAACTTACTGAAGAACTTAAAAGTGCAATTATAGCTGATGTAAATGCTATTATCAGCTACGATCCTAGAATCAGTGTTGACAACGTTAATATCATTGAATACGAAAATGGTATAATGTTGGAAATTTCTGTGCGCTATGTACAGACAAATCAGTCAACAACCATGCGTCTACAGTTTGATTCGCAGACAAGAACTCTAACATCACTCTAATTAAATACCCACTTTTTTCCTAAAATAAATACATTATAACAGGAAATCAGTATGGCTATTACCACAAGACAAACCAGTTTATTAGTAGCGGAAGATTGGACTAAGATCTATCAAACATTCCGTAATGCGGACTTTCAAAGCTACGACTATGAAACTCTACGTAAGTCGATGATCGACTATTTACGTACCTACTACCCAGAAGATTTTAACGACTTCACAGAAAGCAGTGAATTTATTGCGTTAATTGATTTAATTGCTTTTATGGGGCAGAGTCTTGCATTCCGTACTGACCTAAATGCTCGTGAAAACTATATTGATACTGCACAGCGTCGTGACAGTATTTTTAAACTAGCACGACTAATTAGCTACACTCCTAAACGTAACATTCCTGCCAACGGATACCTAAAAGTTGACAGCGTAAGTACAACTGAAACCGTATTCGACAGCAACGGTCAAAACCTAGCAGGTCTATTAATTAGCTGGGCTGACGCAGGTAACGATAACTGGCTTGAACAATTCAACGCAGTGTTAAATGCTGCCCTAAAAGATAATCAAGTAATTGGTAAACCCAGTAACAGTCAAATTTTAAATGGCATATTAACCAACGAATATCAAATTAATCTAGTACCAAATATTATTGCCACCTATAGATATAACAGCATTATCGAAGGTGCTCAAATGGCCTTTGAAGTTGTGAGTCCTACTAGCTTTGGCGAGTCATATCTATACGAAGTTGACCCTCGTCCTAATCAAAGTTTTAATCTACTGTATAAAAATGACAATCTGGGCAACAGTAGTACTAACACTGGTTTCTTCCTGTACTTTAAACAAGGCGAATTAAAGTCTGTAGATTTTAATTTTGCTGAAAGTATTCCTAACCGTGTATACAATGTAAATGTTAATAACATTAACAACAATGACATCTGGCTATACAGTTTAAACAGCAACGGTACACTGGGCACTTTGTGGGAACAGGTACCAGCTGTTGGTGTAACAAATATTATCTATAATAAGTCAACTAATAAAAACGTCTACCAAGTTAACACACGTGCTGGCGACCAGATTGATTTGATCTTTGGTGACGGTAGCTTTGCTAACGTACCGCAGGGTACCTTCCGTTTGTACTATCGTGTCAGCAACGGTCTTGACTACAAAATTACACCTAACGAAATGCAGAGTATAATTGTTCCAATTAATTATACCAGCCGCAGTGGCCGCGTTGAAACTATTAATATTACTGCTAGCCTACAGTACACAGTAGCCAATGCTAGCAGTCGTGAAACAGTGGAAGACATTAGACAAAAAGCACCACAGCAATACTACACACAAGACCGTATGGTCACAGGCGAAGACTATAACATCTTGCCCTATACACTGTTTAGTAATGTATTAAAAGTTAAAGCTGTTAATCGTACTAGTTCTGGCGTGAGTCGTTACCTAGACGTTATTGATACCACTGGTAAGTATTCATCAACAAATATTTTCTGTAGTGATGGTTATCTTTACAGAGATACATTTGAGCGCACATTTAGTTTTGAATATCTAACCAGAAATGATATCTATCGCGTTATCTATAATCGTGTTGCTCCGTTAGTAACCAGCAAAGAAATGCTGCAGTTCTTTTATACTTTCTATCCTAAGATTTCATTGACAAATGTTTACTGGAATCAAAGCTCATTGATTGCCAATGGTAGTACTGGATATTTCTATGATGACACAGGCAAGATTCTGCAGATTGGTGATATTATTAACAATAATAACAAATATATCAAAGCTGGTGCTATTGTAAAATTCTCAGCAGGTACCGGCAATTATTTTGACAGCAGAAATCAAATTCTAGCAGGCACTCCAAGTCAAAGTGGTGACAAACTTTTCCTTTATGCCGCAGTAGAAAATGTGTTATCTGATGGTACCAACAACGGACAAGGTAACCTGGCCAATGGTTCAGGTCCTGTTACATTAAATCAAACTGTTCCTACTGATGCTATAGCAGTAGAAGTATTTGCTGTGTTTAATAATAGTTTTTCAACTACCTTGGTTGAAACAGCAGTGTCTTATATTGAAGCGTTTGAGGACTTTGGACTACGCTACGATGTAGAAACCAGCACCTGGGAAATTATTAGACCGCAGGATCTCAACACCGGAGACTTTAGTCTAGCCTTTGCCGGAAACACCAGTGGTGCTGCACTAGATCAAAGCTGGTTAATTTATTTCAGAACAGTAGGTGAAACCTATACAGTAACCTACCGTGGTCTTGAATATATTTTCCAAAGTGTTATTGAAACTAACTTCTATTTTGATGAAGCTACTAAAGTATATGATGCCAAGACTGGTCTGACAATCACAGACCAAATTAAAATTTTAAAAGTTAACACCGAGCCAGATAGCAATGAACCACTAGCACTAGACTATACCTGGTATATCTATAAAAACATTGTTGAGTCTGATGGATACAGTAACCCAAGTAAAATTCTTGTTACTTTCCCAGACAACGACAATGACGGTATTCCTGATAATCCTGAATTGTTTGACTTGATTGTAAACCCTGCAATTAACACTCCGGCAAAATATGTTTACTTCCAGGCTACCGCAGGATATGATAATTTTGTAGTACAAACCCCAGTTAGTAACGAGTTGGTAATTTCTACTTATACTACATTGTTACAGATTGAAGATGACAAGACTCTGTACAGAAATGGACAATTATTCTACATTCCAGATCTGGATAAATTCTATCAATTGACTGTAAATGGTGATATATATACCGTGGCAGAAGTTGCCGGATACACAGCAAAACTAGGACGTCAGGATCTATATTTCCAATATCGTCATAACAGTCCTAACTCTAGACGTATTGACCCAAGTCCAAACAATATTATTGACCTGTACCTACTAACTAATCAGTACGCTACAGACTATGTTGCATGGATTCGCGATACTTCAGGCAAATTAACTGAGCCAGTGGCCCCCACAGGCGAAGCATTGTCACTGGAGTTTGCCGCACTAGACAAATACAAGAGTATTTCAGATACACTAATTTACAACCCTGCTAAATTTAAACCTATATTTGGCGACAAAGCAGAAGCTAGTCTTCAGGCTACATTCAAAGTAGTTAAAAATCCTAGTGTTATTATCAGCGACAATGATGTCAAGACTAGCGTTATTGCTGCTATTAACGATTACTTTGATGTGGCCAATTGGGACTTTGGCGAAACATTCTACTTCAGTGAATTAAGTGCCTATCTACACCAGGTATTAGCACCAAATATTGCAAGTATTACTATTGTTCCTGCCAGTGAATCCAGTGTGTTTGGTAGCCTGTTACAGATCAACGCTGAATTCAATGAAATCATTATTAGCAGTGCTACAGTAGATAATGTACAGGTGATTGGTGCTATTACATTGGCGCAAATCAACCAGATTTAATAGGCTTAAATACTATATACAGATTGAGATTGGACTATAATGGCCGCAAGAAAAACGCTTAAATTTTTACCTACAGTATTTCAAACTGAAGTAAACAGTAAATTCTTATCAGCTACACTTGACCAATTGGTCAGTGAGCCTAACCTAAAAACTGTTCATGGTTACATAGGTAGAAAATTTGCTCCTACATTCAAAGCAAAAGATAGTTATGTTGTTGAAGATACAGCAGACCGTCAAAACTATCAACTTGAACCTAGCTTGCTAGTTCGAGATGATCAGAAAAACATAACATTTTTTGCCAGCTATCTTGATCTGATTAACAAAATAGAATACTACGGTGGGTTGGTTAACAATCACGATCGTTTATTCTCCAGCGAATACTACTCCTTTGATCCGCACATTTCGTTTGATAAGTTTATCAATTTTACACAGTATTTTTGGTTACCTAACGGTCCTGATCCAGTGGATGTATCCACAGGTTCAGTTGAACTGTCTAAAACAATTACCGTAACTCGCGATCCTGCAACAAGACAATATACATATTCTTCAGGCGGCACTGTAAACAATACGCTAATTTTAGCACGCGGCGGTAGCTATACATTTGAAGTAAATCAACCTGGAGTTCCTTTTTGGATACAAACGGAATTAGGAATTGACGGACGGTTAAATGCCGCACCTAATCTGTCATCGAGAGAAGTACTAGGTGTAGAAAACAATGGTGCCGACGTAGGACAGATTGTCTTTAACGTGCCCCCAGCTGATGCACAAGATAGATTTACCAGTATGCAGTTAATCTACAATGTAGACTATGCTGCTCCACTGCCATACACAGATCTACACAACAGTTTACTTAGTATATTTGTTGACAAGTACCCACAATACGCAGGTATTACAGGAACACTCAACGGCAAAACTTTAATTTTTATTGACCCACAAAATTACTCAGCTCTTGGCGAAGATGCCTGGACAGCCAAAGGTGTGTATGATGCCAGTGGATTCCAAATTGGCGGCTACGATGATGGTACTGTAGTTCCTGAAAATTACAGATATGGAGTATGGCGAGTTCAGTTTGTTGACAGCGGAGTGGACAACGATCCACTGATCAGACTAGCGCCTGTAACAAGAACGGTAAACGGTTGTACAGGTACCGCTGGAAGTAAAGTTCTGAATACCACAGATACATTTAACAATTTGGCTATACACATTGGAGCCAGTGTGACTGGTCCTGGAATTGCTGACGGAGCTGTGGTAGAATCTATTACGTCAGATAATATTATTTCTCTGAGCATACCTCATACTTCAGCGGTCAATGGACCAGCGGTGTTTGGTGACATAGGTATCAATAACAAGGTATACATTCGCTACGGTGTAGCTAACGCTAATAAAGAATACTACAAAGATTTTGATGGATTCTGGCATCAAGTTCCTTTATTGTCAAGTCTACAGAGAACTCTGTATATTCAAGATGCCGCTGACCCATCAATGTACACACAGTTGAGTATTGTTGAAGCTGCCAATTGGTCTATTGACATAGAAGAAGATATCTTAGGACAAAAATTCTACACTAGTCCAAACGGTGTAGAATTTACTTCTGGACTTAAAGTTAGATTCGGCACAGATGTAACTCCTGCAGCCTATCAAAACAAAACATACTATGCTGAGAATATCGGTGATAGTATCAGACTGGTAGACGTAGATTTATTAATTACACCAGAACTGTACATTGATGAGCAGGCTGTTAATTATCCTGACGATGTGTTTCCAGATTATATAACAATTAATCGTTGTAGTATTGACCTAAATGCCTGGTCACGTAACAATCGTTGGTTCCACCGAGATGTAATTGAAGCCACTGCAAGATATAACAATACCGTTCCTCAATTTGATCAACAGCAACGTGCGCAACGCCCTATCATACAGTTTGAAAAAGACATGCAACTGTACAACAGCGGCCGTATTGGCAAGCGTCATATTGATATCTTAGATGTTGACTCAACTAATGCTTTTACTGAGTACGAAGGACTAAGATTTCCTCCTGACATCAACGGAGTTATTACCGCTACAGCATTTGGCATTACTCTGACAGATGGATTACGTGTTTTATTTGCCAGCGATGCCGACCCATTGGTGCGCGACAAAATTTATGAAATATCTTTAGTTAGAACACAGGTAGACGAACTTGGACGACCAACTGGTGATGCGCAGATTAAACTAACTATCGCCGACGACGGTGTAGCACAACCATATGACACATTGGTAGTAGCACAGGGTAGATTCAAAGGAAGTCAATGGTGGTTCAATGGCACCAACTGGCTCGAAAGTCAACAAAAGACCACGGTTAATCAGGACCCGTTATTTGATGTGTTTAACAACAACGGTACAAGTATCGCTGAATTAACTGGTAGCAGTTTTGAGGGTACACGACTATTTGGCTACAAACGTAACCCCACTGGCGTTAATGATCCAGTCTTAGGATTCCCACTAAGCTATCGTAATTTTGGAACCCAAGGGGATATTGAATTTGTTAACTATTACGATTCTGAAAATTATACATATATCGTTGACAGCCAGACTGTAACACAGCCAGTATCTACCGGGCTTATACACAAAATCACTGACAGAGATACTAAGTATCCTATTAATACCTGGCGTACTGTAGTTGAACCAAGTAAACAATATCAGCTGATATCTTTTATCTACGAAGCATCAAATCAATTTGTGATTGATGTAGCACCTGCTGCCGAAGCTACAGTACCATATATTAAAGTTTATGTTAACAATAGAATATTAGATCGCAATCAATACTCGTTTGATAACACTTCGTTGGTGCTTACTGTAAATTCAACATTGGCCGCTGGCGATAAAATTGATTTATTAATTTACAGTAAACAGGTAAGTGCTTTAGGATATTATCAAGTTCCACTGAACTTGGATTTAAACGCTCAGAATATAGACCTAACAACCTTAACATTGGGTCAATTACGTAACCATGTTATTGATACTAGTACTAACACCAAAGATCTAGTAGGTGACATTCTAGGTCCTAATAATCTACGTGACATTGAAGTTAAACAGCAAGGTGGCGACATCTTACAACATAGTGCACCTGTAACGCATGCTATGTTAGCATTATTAAATGAAGATACAAACTTCATTAACGCACTACGCTATGCGCAACAAGAATACACAAGATTTAAAAATAAATTCTTAGAGTACAGTACAAATCTAGTTGGTATAGATCCAACAGATCCAGTGGCTAGTGTTGATTTAATTTTAACTGAAATCAATAAATTAAAAAATAGAGATTTTCCTTGGTACTATAGCGATATGGTACCATACGGTCCATTGAAAACAGTTATCAATGATACCGGCTACACTATTTTTGACCCATTGGTAAGAACCTACGAAATAACCAATGTGTTTAGCAGTACAACATTAAGCAATCAAGCGGTGTTGGTATATCTAAATGGTCAACAGCTTGTATTAGATCGTGACTATGTGTTTAATACTGACCGCCCAGCAGTGACAATTTTAGATTTAGTAGACCTAAACACTGACGACCTGTTGACTATTGTCGAGTATCAAAATACTGATGGTAACTACATTCCTGAAACTCCTAGTAAGTTAGGTCTTTATCCTAAGTTTATTCCTGAGATATTCTCTGATGACACCTATAGACAAGAGATTAATGTTATCAGAGGACACGATGGTAGCCTAACACCTGCTTTCAACGACTATAGAGATCAGTTCTTATTAGAATTAGAACGTCGTATTTACAACAATATTAAACTAGCCGATGGCAAGACATATTTAGAAATTTATTCGGTGATGCCAGGCAAGTTCAGAAACAGTGATTATACTATTGCTGAAATGAATCAAATACTAGGACGAGGACTGTTAAGCTGGGCAGGCAACAATCAGTTGGATTTTAGTCTGAACGACACGTTTGAAGGATCGGATGCGTTTACCTGGAACTACAGTAGTTTTGCAGATGAAATTGACAGCGAACTTCTACCTGGCGGCTGGCGAGCATGTTTCCACTATTTCTATGACACAGATGCACCGCATTTACGTCCTTGGGAAATGCTAGGATTCAGTGTTAAACCAAGTTGGTGGGAAGACTACTATGGTCCTGCGCCATACACTGGTGGTAACAGTCTACTATGGGATGACTTAGAAGCAGGACGCATCATTGACGGCGAACGTGCCGGCGTTGACCTACGCTATGCCAGACCTGGACTTAGTCGTGTAATTCCTGTAGATGACAACGGCAATCTAAAAAGCCCTGTGCAGGTTATGACAGCTAGTTTCAGCAGTCGAGACACCGCTAAAGCCTGGGCTATTGGTGAGTGGGGTCCTGTAGAAACAGCATGGCGTCGTAGCAGTGAGTACCCATTTGCCGTACAGCAGGCATTGGCATTGGCTGTACCTGGCAAATATTTTGGTCTTCTAACTGACGTTTCCAGATACAACTATAATTCAACTATTGGTCAGTATCTGACAGACACCAATGATCACTTGAAACAGTCTGACATTAAATTCAACGGTGATACAACCAGTGGCACAATAACCAGAGCCGCTGGCTATGTAAACTGGATAGCAGATTATCTGACAAATTTAGGAATTAATCCTGCCACTAGAATCAGTCAACTGTTGGCTAATTATACAGTTAACCTGTCCTACAAGATGGCTGGCTACAGCGACAAGAAATATCTGCAGGTATTAGCTGAACAAAGTAGCCCAACCAGTACTAACGACAGTATTATTATACCAAACGAAAACTATGAAGTTTATCTGCACAAGTCATCACCGGTTAATAAACTAGTCTACAGTGCGGTAATTGTACAGAGAACTGAAAGTGGTTTTAGTGTACGAGGATATAATTTATCAAATCCTTATTTTACAATTATTCCTAGTATTCCAAATACTAATGCTCAACGTGTAGATGTATTAAATCTAAGTGCTACATTCTATCGCGATTATCAACCATACAAGATTACTGTACCTTACGGCTATGAATTTAGTTCATCTCAACAGGTAGTTGATTTCTTAATCAGCTACGAACGTTTCTTGCAAGCTTCAGGATTTACCTTTGAAGATCGCGACGAAACTCTAAGAGATACACGCAACTTTAAATTAAGTTCTAAAGAATTTTTATACTGGGTACAGCAGGGCTGGCCAGTGGGCAGTATACTAGTACTAAGCCCAGTCGGTGATAATCTAAATGCTATTACCATTGGTGCAATCACTGATGGTATTTCAGATAGTCAGTACGGTACTAAGGTATTAGATCAGAACTTTAAATTAGTTAAGAATAATAACTATCTTGTATATCGTACACCTGAAAATACCAAGGTTAAATTATCAAACGATCAGGTAATTGGTTATTTAGAATTAGACCTAGTTCAATTTGAACATGCGTTAATCTTTGACAACACCACAGTGTTCAATGACATTATCTATAAACCAGAACTGGGTAATAGACAATATCGATTAAAACTTATTGGTCAAAAAACTGCTGAGTGGGATGGTAGTCTGTATGCTCCAGGCTTTGTCTATAATTCAGGTAAAGTTGATCTCTGGGTTGCCGGCAAAGATTATCTCAAAGGCGAACTAGTACAATATAAAGATCAATTCTATGTTGCCATAGAAAATGTTATAGCCAGTGACACTTTTAATTTTAGTCTCTGGAAAGTTGCTGACTACGATCAAATTAAGAAAGGATTATTGCCTAACTTAAGTAGTAATGCAGTCAGAGCACAGAGTTACTATGACAGCTACGGCTACTTCAACGACGCTGAAAATGTAAAATACAGTCACGGATTAATTGGATTTAAACCACGTCCGTATTTAGATGACCTTGGACTAAACGAAACTACACAGGTTGAATTCTATAAAGGTTACATCAAGCAGAAAGGCAGTGCCAATGCTGTTGATGCGTTAACTAAAGCAGAATTTAACAATTTAAACAGTGCCATTGAGTACTACGAAGAGTGGGCAGTGCGTGTTGGCGAGTATGGTGCTATTACAATTAATCCATACTTAGAAATTAAGTTAGATGAAAAAGCCTTTGCGGTTAATCCTGCTCGTGCTGAGTTTACAACCAACAGCGCAGCGTCTGACGGAGTAACTGTGTTCTCTGCAGAAAACCTATATAGATCTACTGATCGTTACAACGGAACTATTGCGTCTATTAGAAATGACAGCAGTGACTACGATAACGACATTCCTACAGCGGGCTATGTAAACTTAGATGACGTTGATGCTACAATTTTTGATTTAGCTGACTACAAGAATCTTGATTCAATTATTGACAACGTGGGCAGTGGCTACACTATCTGGGTAGCTAAAGATTTCCAACGACGCTGGAACGTTTATCGTGTTACAGAAACAGATATTCAGGTTGTTGAAGTTGATAATTTATTAGACGGTTTTATTAAATTCCGTACAGATGTACCACACGGTGTTGAAGAAAATAGTGTTGTATTGATACGTAACTTTGGAGATGCCTTCGATGGTTTCTATCAGGTAATTGACGTAGTAAGTTTAACAGAATTTACAGTGGCCTATACTGGCGACACCACAGAGTTAACTACCTTAACTGGTAATGGTATACTATTCCGCTTGGACAGTCTACGATTCCTATACATGGAAAATGCACGTGAATATGTGCCACCACACGGTTGGAAAGCTGGTGAAAAAATCTGGATCGACCTTGACGCACCTACAAGTTTTGTACAAGGGCAACCTTTTGAAACTGGTAACAATCTCTGGAAAGTCTACGAAAAACAATTTCCGTATGGCTTAAAACAACGACTAGAAAAAACATCACTGGAAACTGTATCAAACATTGGCTACGGAAGATCTGTGAAAATGTTCGACGACGGCGAAAACAGTATCGTTGTTGGCAGCGACTTGTATGCTAACCTTTCTGTGTCAACCAATACCGGACTAATAGATATATTTGACCGCAATGACAACGGCGAATGGATCAACACACTAAAAATTACTCCAGATGGAGCCAATACATACAACTACGGTTATCATCTTGATACTGCAATTCACAACGATCCAGAAGTTGATGGATACGCTAAAACCATAGCGGTAAGTGCTCCTAAGAGTACCGGCGCTAGCGGTAGTGCCAACGTAGGATTAGTCTACATATACAATCAAACTGTAGACTCAACTGAATGGCAACGTGGTCAGATTGTAGTTGGTAATGTAAATGCCACAGGCGATCACTTTGGATTTAGTTTTGCATTTGATGAACACGGTCACTGGCTATACGTTGGTGCACCAGGTAACGACCATTGTTACGTTTATGCTTTAGATAGATATATTCCCAGAGCTTCAGGAAACGTTACTGTTAGCTCAGGCACCTCAGTTACGGTTCCGTTTACACCTAAAGTTACTAACGATGCTAATTCGTTATTAGTAACTTCAGCTACACGAACATATATTCCAAACATTGACTACACATTGTCTGGAACTACACTGACTTTTACCGTGGCCTTTGCTACTAGCACAACGCTAACAATTACACAGCAACCATACTATAGACTATTAACTACAATAGAAAGTACCGATGTTGGCTGTCCGGTGGGCAGTGAATTTGGCTACGCAATTGATGCCAGCTTAGATGGTGCACAGCTAGGTGTTGGTGCACCTAACGCTACAGTTAACGTAGGTATATTCAGCGATGGTATAACCTCAGTTAAAAAATCTATACCAATTGGCACTGATACTCCTAGTATTACCTTTGAAGGAAACGTATTCCCTCGCACCGAGTACACAGAGTTTACTGGTGCTGGTGCGGTCTATGTAATTGATCGTATCATTGAAGCATTCAACAGCACTGACAGCACAGTCTATACCACAGTTGAACCTATACCTGCGGTTACTCGTGTTACAGTCGATGGCTTAGAATTACCGCCAACAGAATTCTCAACTACAACAGGAACCAAAACTTTAACATTAAATGTTCCGCTGGGCATTGGTAAAGTTGTTAATATTGAAACTAATAAGTTTACCTTGCTTGAAAAACTAATTGGTATTGACAGCTTGGAAGGTGGTCTGGACGCTATTCAGTTTAACACAAGATTTGGTACAGCATTTACTATCTGTTCAAATAACTGTGCGTTCTACGTAGGTGCGCCATTCTACGACAACGGCACTATATACAACACTGGTGCGGTATGGAAGTTCCACCACAAGGGACGCTTGTACGGTATCAATACTGGCTTTAAGAAAGATCCTACATTTACACCAGGCGATACAATTCGTCTAGACAACTTTGAAGTTCGTGTAGGTCTTGCGGTTAATGGACATGTCATTGTCAAAGAAGGCGACTATATTACTCAGCCTAGCACAGGTGCTAATGTACGAGTAACAGGAGTAAACAGCACAGGATCAGTACACGATACAGGCAATGTGTCTATACCTAGTTCGGCAAACTTTACAACTACTGTATCATTTAATACTGATATCAATAACGTTCAGGTCGGATGGTATGTAACTGGTAATAACATTGTAACTGGAACACGAGTTACAGATATTGCAGTCAATGGTGACATCATTACTATTGAAACTGATTCCACAGTGGCTAGTCCTTTCTACACCGGTGATACTTATTACTTCTCTGTAGCACCAGAGGGCTCCTATATTAACATCAGTGCCTATGCAAATACAGCAAACTTGTTTACCATTGGGTCTGGCAACATCTCTGTTAACGGTGTTAATGCTGGAGTAGTTCCAAGAGTTACTACACTCGACGAATTTGTTGGCACAGTTAATGATGCTAACCTATTAGGTATTAGTGCTGTTAACCTCAACGGGTTCTTGCGCTTAACCACAGACAAAACAGTTGCTAAAAACTTGTTACGTACTTTAACTGGTACAAACACAGATGGTAACGTAAACGGTAACAACGTTTATGCTGATGCTGAAATGGCAGTATTTGCATTCATGCAGATTATTATTAATCCATATGGCAATCCTGGCGAATACTTTGGTACCAAGGTTATTCTGGCACGTAACGCCTATATGTTGTTAATATCCAGTGAACGCGGTACAACAAGACGTTACACTACCTTTGACGGTGATGTAACATTCTTTGACACTCGTACCACTGGAATATTTGATAGCATTCCTGGCAGCGGTAGTGTCTATACGTACGAACTGTATGATGATCCTAGAGATGAAGTTGAACACCCAGGACGTTACGCATTCTGTCAACAGATTGACCCAGGTGACTTAAATCCTCGCGATAGATATGGTGCTGCTATTGATATCATTGGAGACTTTTTAGTAGTTACATCTACTGCCGACGACACTAGTGGTACAGACACTGGTAGCGTTTATGTATTCAATAACCAGACTGGTGGTCGTGGTTGGAACTTAATTCGTTATCAACAACCTACAGTCGATGTTGACAGCGTGAACCGAATCTATCTGTACAATAATAATACAAATACAATTTTAAGTAACTTAGAATTTATTGACCCAGCCAAGGGTAAGATTTTAGGACAAGCTGAACAAGAAATCAAATATAAAACTGCCTACGATCCTGCGGTTTACAATCGTGGCAGTGACACAGTTGAAACAATACAGAGAGATGTATTCTGGGGCCCTGCGCAGGTAGGCGAAGTTTGGTGGAACCTTGATGCAATTCGCTTTATTGACTACGAGCAAGATTCGTTAATCTATCGCAGTCTTAACTGGGGTCGTCTATTCCCGGGATCAACTGTTGAAGTATGTGAGTGGGTTGAAAGTGACGTATTACCGTCCTTGTATGTTGAAACATATCCAGGACAAGGTGTACCTAAGTATGCAAATAACAGTGCCTACGTAGAAATAATAAATGTAGATCCAGTTACTAACATCATTGGAAACAAATACTATTTCTGGGTAATTAATAAACCAAACTTAGATGAAAATTTACCTAATAGAAAATTACCTTTAACTGTAATTACAACATTAATTGAAAACCCTAAGGGCAACGGTACTCCTTATGCGGCGATTATTGCAGAAAACTCTGTGATCGTCTATAACATCAGTGACTATCTAAGCGCCGATAATACCATTCTACACATTGACTATGAGTTAATACGCAATGATAGTATTATTCACAGTGAGTACGAATTAATACAAAAAAATAACGCCGATAGTCGTGTACCTGAACGTATTGTTAATAAATTAATAGACAGTCTAAGCACAAAAGATTCTGCAGGAAACACTGTACCCGATTTAAATCTTAGTGTAGCAGATCGTTACGGTATTGAGATTAGACCAAGACAAAGCATGTTTGTGGATCGTATTGCAGCTCTGAATGTGCTAATTGAATTTACCAATAATTTATTTGAACAGTATCCAATAAGTGTTCAATTTAATTTAACAAACTTCTTAGCCGAAGAAGCTAAACCTAATATTAAATTAGATGAATATAATGAAGCAGTTGACACTGAGGATCTGTTACAGTTTATTGACACTTATAACTTGTACGATAAAGATGGCGTATTCTTAAATGATCCAACAGGTTATCGTGTACTGGTCTTGACAAATACTACATTAGAAGGTCGTTGGACCTTACATGAGTTAACTGCCGACAGAACTTGGAACATTATACAAACACAAAGCTACAAAACTAGTTTGTTCTGGGATTACGTAGACTGGTACTACACAGGATATAACAGCAGTGTCAAGGCAACCTATGCTGTTGACACACTAGTGGATGCGTTAAAACTTCCGTACGCACCTGGCGATATTATTAAAATTAACAACGCTGGTGCCGGTCTATGGGAACTAGTATTAGTTAATGACAACAGAGAATTCTTTACCATTGGTCGTCAAAATGGTACCGTTCAACTGAACGCCAATAAATTGACCAACACTGTTGATGTTCCTAGCGAAGAAATACGCTACATTATTAATGGCCTAATAGAAGACATCTTTACCGGTGAACTAGAAGGACAGTTTAACAATTTATTCTTTAGTCTGGTAAACTATATTTTCAGTGAGCAGAAATATGTCGACTGGATCTTTAAGACAAGTTTCATTAGTGTAGTGCATCAACTACGTGGTTTAATTCAACCACCAAACTACATTAAAGATAACCAAACATACTACCAAAGCTATATTGAAGAAGTTAAACCATATGCAGTTAAAATACGTGAATACTTAATTAACTACAACGGTAATGATACTTTTGAGGGTAGTGTAACTGACTTCGACCTGCCAGCATATTACGACACTGATGTAAGAATTTTCCGTAGTCCAAGTGGCGACTTTGGTTTTGTTGAAAAAGACGAACAGTTATGGCAAACAGATCCATACAATCAGTGGTATCAAAATAGAAAACATTCTATTGCGGCTATTACTGTTGAAAATCCAGGTAGTGGATACACTGAAATTCCAGTAGTTGAAATCTACGGTGATGGTTCTGGTGCCAGAGCACACGCTATCATCGACGGTGACACTGGATCGGTAACGGAGATTGTAGTAGACAATCCAGGCAGTGGTTATACCTTAACTCCTATTGTAGTAATTAACGGCAACGGCGTAGGCGCTACAGCTTATGCTAGATTGAAAAACGAACAAGTTCGTAGTATTAACACATCAATGAAGTTTGACCGTGTTAACTATACTAGTGCTGTTAAAGATTGGACAGCCAACACAGCTTATGTTCAAACAGTGTTTGATGACAACGGTTATGTCATTGCTGGTGATGTAATCACCTATAATGGTATAGCCTACACAATTAAATCTAATGCTACATCGGGTACTAAGTTTGTTGCCACTGACTATGATGTTTATCCAGCGGCTAACATTAAGAATGCCAACGATCGCATCATGTCCTACTACCAGCCAACAACTCGTATGACTCCGCGAGATTTGAAACAGTTAATCAAAGGTGTAGAATATCCAGGTGTAAATGTTTTAGGTCTAGGATTTGAACAATCACCGGGCTTCTCTGGTGTTACACAGGCAAACATAACATTTAGTTCAAATGTAAATGTATCGGTGGGCAGCAGTATTGTACAACCATTGCCTTATGATACAATACTATCATTTGACGGAGAAATTACTGCCGCAGCTGGAAACTTTATTACTCAACCATTTGCCAATGGCGCTAACGCAACTGTTTATGCCAGTGTCACGGACAGCTATCAAGTGTTAGCCATCAGTAATAATGGCATTCCATTTGTCACAGACACTGAAGCAAACGTTCTACTAGATGATCAATATACTATTCAGGTCAATGGATCTAACATAGCCTATGGCACAGGAAATGTTAGTGCTGTTGGTGCTGAAACAACCGTAGGAGCAAATGTTACAGTTACTCGTGTTTGGAGCAATACTAAAGTTTCTGGAGCTATAGTCAGTTCAGAAGACTTTACGCTAGGCAGCGGTAACGTTAAAATTGATGGCAGCTGGGCAAACAGCTATCCAACTGTTTACGAACTAATTAGCTCTACAGAGTTTAGTCCATACGATTCATCTGTGTTTGATCCGGTGGCCTACGACGAAGCTGGACTTCCAGTCATGAGCGACAGCAGTTACGATGCTGTTATTCAAAGTACCTACACAGATGTTAACCTAGGAATCCGCCCTGAGGACATTAATATTGTTGGCGGTGCCTATGTAGATCGTTATAGTAGTCATGCTCCTGAAGAATTAATACCTGGTATTATGTACGAAACACTTAATATGCAGGTTTATACAAAAGTTAATGGTAACGTTGACGTGCTTGGTTACAGAATATTCAACCGTAGCTATTATTTCTTTGATGAAATTGTTAATGAGACTAGTTATCTACGTATTGCTGATAGATACACCACAACACTAGCCCAGGACTTGACACTGTCTGATACTGAAATTGCTGTAGTGGATTCAAGCAGACTAGCTGTTCCAAGTATTGATAATCAAATTCCTGGAGTAGTATTCATTGGTGGCGAGCGTATTACATACTGGATCAATGATCTAGATACTAACACCCTAAAACAGATACGTCGTGGTACACAGAGTACAGGAGCACCTGACGTACACGCTGCAGGTACATTGGTCTACGATGCTAGCCTGTTACAAGAAATTCCAGGTACTGTAGTTGGTAACGTAACTATTAGTGCTAACACAGAATTTACAGTAACTACTACGCCACCATACCAGCTAAGATTGTCCAGTGAAATCACTGCTAATGTTGGCGATTACATCACACAGTCAACCAGTGGTGCAAATGCTACAGTAGTTGGTCGTGATCGCACAACCGACCTAGTATGGATTAATTATAACAACGCTAATCAATTTGATTACAGTAATGTTATCATCACAATGAGTGGCAATATTTCAGCTAATGTTGGTGATTACATTACGCAAGAAAGTACAGATGCTAATCTGCTGGTGATGGTAACCAATTCGGGCGATGCAAATATAATCGTAGCCTACACCACCGTTGATCTATTAGATACATCAGGTAATGTGTTTGTTAATGGTGTAGACGCCAATGTAGTTCCAGCAGTTTCAACAGTTGATCCGGTATTAACTAGCAATATTGCTATCAACGGAACTTACACTGGTAATGTTTATCCGCTAATGAATAAATTTATTGGATACGATATTGATACCGTGGGTAACGCTACCATTGGTTCAGGTAACATTTTAGTAACAGCGAATGTATGGAGTAATGTCAGCGCCAATGTCAGCGCAGGTATATATGAACGTGATACGGTATCTCCGCAGATACTATTCTTAAAAGAAGAACCAGCAACCTATACTGTAGGTATCATCACCGAGAACGCGGTAAATATACTAACAACCGAAGACGGCGATATTATCATTGAGGAATAAAAATGGCAACAATTAAGATTAGTCAACTTGGAAACGCAACCACAATAACTGGCAACGTTATTTTGCCATTAGTGGCCAATGTTTCAGGAACATTGACTACACTACAAGGCAATGTAGATCAAGTAAAGACCTATATTATAGGTACTTTGGCTACAGATGTAGCTAACCTAACAGCTAACGCCGGCTCACAAGATTCTAATATTTCCTCACTACAATCTAATGTATCTACACTACAGAGTAATGTTGCAAATCTACAAAGTAATGTAGCAACAATCGAAGCAAACGTTGCAGTACAATATAATTTAATTTCTAATGTAACCAATGGTACTGCTACATTTGGCAATTTAGTACCTGGGGCTAATGTAACTTATAGTTTAGGTAGCTCATCTGCACAATGGAAAGATCTGTATCTAAGCGGTAGTACAATTTATTTAGGTGGTGCTGAAATTAGTGTTGTCAGTGGTAATATTCAAACTACGTTACCAATTGCCGCTGATATTACAGCGAATACCTTAAGTGTCGCCGACACACAAATCACATTTAGCCAAGGCAGTTACATTGATGAAACCGAAGTAGTTGGCCAACCTGGTACTTACGGATTAGCACTAAACAGTCCAAATGATGGTATTGTTGGGTTAAATGCTATTGATGCTAATGCTGACGTAACTTCTAGCGTTATTGTTAGTAACATTTCGGCACAAATTAATGTAGCTGGATTTAACTATGGCGATCCTCCATTTACATGGTTGTATGCTCAAGGCGGCGCAATAGTTTGGCCAGATGACTCACAACAAGATACCGCATTTAGCCAAGCGTACATAGATGAAATTACCAATGCTACAGCCAACGTTGCTAATTTACAAAGTGACTTAGCAAATGTACAAAGCGATTTAGCAAATATTGATCTGTCCCCTATAGCAAATATAGAGGCAAATGTAACAGCTATTACTTCAGACTTGGCAAATTTAACAGCCAATGTTACAACTATCGAAGGCAACATTACTACACTAGAAGGTAATATCACTACACTAGAAGGCAATATTACAACCTTAGAAGGTAACATTACAACCTTAGAAGGCAATATTACAACCTTAGAAGGTAACATTACATCAATTGATGGAAGTATTACTCTAGTTAACGCTAACGTAGCTAATATTGTCAACGGCACTACAGCACTAGCAAACGTAATACCTGGTGCTAATATTGTTTACAATTTAGGATCAACCAATTTTAGATGGAATGATGCTTACATACAAAATACACTATATATCAATGATGCTAATCTAACCAGCAATGGCGACAGAATATTTACATCTGGTGGATTATCCGTAGCCGCAGGAATTGAGTTGCCGTTTGGCGGTGTCTTAAATGGTATAACAGCCTTAGCTGGAAATGCAGCAGTTTTGCTAGCCCCTAGCAACGGTGCTGCTGCTATTAGTTCTGTTAGCGGAAACATTTCAATATTTAACACAGTTGAAATTACTGAAACTTTTGCAAATGTAACCATACATAATGCAAACACCGCAGTTACTCACACGTGGCAGTTCACAGAAGATGGAAATCTTTCATTGCCGTCTAATGGATATGTAAATGGTAGTGTATCATTTACCATGGCAAATGCAACTCATTGGACTACCCCGGTTTATTCAATTGAAGATGCAATTAATCAATTAGCCGAAAGAATTTACAACATTGAAAATCCGTAGGATGACCCATGATCAACAACGAAATAAATAAGAGTATGGACAAAAAAATGCAACAGTCAACGGTACAACAACCAAATTTTAAACAGCCCGATGAGCGTGGTAGCATCCACATTCAAGGGCATATTAAGATTTTTGACCCTGAAACTCAGGAAGTATTTGTGGATAAACGCAACGCGATTCACTATGAAAACATGAGTGAAGCTATTGCCTTTAGTTTAGCTAACAAAAGCACTAACTTTATTACAGAAATGCACTTTGGCAACGGTGGTACTACAGTTGACCCTACAGGGGTTATTACATATTTGCCTACTAATACTAATGTACAGAATGCCGACTTATACAGTCCGCAGTACTATAAAATTGTAGACGATACTAATGCTGCTAACAGCGACCCAACTCGAAATAAAATTGTTCCTACTCATATTCCAGGACAGATCTACAGTGATATTGTTGTAAGTTGTTTGTTAGACTATGGTGAGCCCAGTGGGCAGGCAGTTTTTGATAACAGCCAAGATTTAAATGGCCAGTTTGTGTTTGATGAACTTGGCCTAAAAGGTTGGAGCAGTGCCGGCGAAGGCACAGGCCCACTACTAACTCATGTGATTTTTAGTCCAGTACAAAAATCACTAAACCGTTTGATACAAATTGATTATACAGTGCGTATTCAAACACTAACTAACCTGAGTACTATATAAGCATAACTAGGATAAAAACATGTCGTATATCATAAGAAAAACAGATGGATCAACGTTAGGTACAATACTAGACGGTACAGTTGACACGTCAAAAACTAGTTTAACACTAATTGGACGCAACTATAGCAATTATGGCCAACTAATGGTTGATAATCTTGTTGCCCTATTAGAAAACTTTGCATACAGCATAGCACCTAGTAATCCAATAGCAGGTCAGCTTTGGTGGGACACAGGTAACAACCTATTAAAAGTTTACACAGGTACATATTTTAAAATTATCAGCAGTGCTACAGCAGCACCGAGTGCACCAACAACAACTATTGCCGGTGATATTTGGTGGGACACAGACGATGAACAGTTATATGTTTATAACGGAACAACACCTTATAATGTTGCTGGTTGGATTTTAGTTGGCCCAGGCTACAGCAAAATTAATGGCAAAAGTGGTGCTATATGGGAAAGAATATCTGACACCGGCGGCGGTCTTCATAACGTACTATCTATCTACCTAGACGGGGTACGAACAGGTATTGTTAGCACAGATGCTACATTTATAGCCGCCGGAGTCAGCGGATTTACAACAATCGCCCCGGGCTATACAATGTACTCTAGCGGTACATTCAACGGAACTGCAAATAATGCTAGTTTCTTAGGTGGCCAACCAGCGGCAAACTTCTGGCGCAACAATCAAAATAACACAGGCACAGGTAACCTAACAATAGTCAATGACACTGGTATTACTGTTGGCGTAAGCAACGACCTGACATTGTCTGTTTCAGATAATATTGCTGAAATTAGAAATCAAACCTCAGGTGGTTCAATTGAATTTTATGTTAATAACAGTGGCACAGATACCCTTGCATTAACTATCGACAGTGGTGGCGAAGTAGTAGCTAACGCAGACCCGATGACTAGTTTGGGTGTTGCCACTAAACAATATGTTGATGGCAAATTTAACAATACTGTATTGACTGGCGTCCCAGTAGCTCCTACAGCGCCCGAAGAAACCAGCAATAATATGTTGGCTACAACTGAATTTGTAACCAGCGGGCTATCAGGTCTTAAGAAAAATAAGATTTATCAAGGCAATAGCTATGTTGAAGTTATTGACACAGGTACCGGATCAATATCTGTAGTTGTTGACGGAATTGAAGTAGCTACCGCTAGTGCGTCTGGTTTTAATCTGTTTGCAGGTGCAACTGCAATAACACAACCAGACACCTATAATGGTACCGGCAATGCTCGAGTTGCAACAACACAATTTGTAAAAAATGCTACCCAGTGGTGGGGAGGTAGTGCTAAATTTGTCAGTGTTGACGCACCACAGGCAGGTGTAAATGATGCAGGATCACGTAATGGTGATTTCTGGTTCCAGTACTCATCAACACCAAGCACCGGAACAGTGTAGGATTTAAGATAAATAAAAGTATATAATAGGTAAGAAATATGGCATATAACATTATTAACACCGCCGGTTCGCTAGTAGCAACCGTTCAGGACGGCACAGTTAACCAAAGTGCTACTAACTTAACATTAATTGGTAAAAACTACGCCGGCTACGGTGTGTTTTTAAATGAAAACTATGTTAAGTTGCTAGAAAATTTTGCTAACAGTACTGCACCCGACAAAGCTATTGCTGGTCAGTTATGGTACGACAGTGCAAACACAATTTTAAAAGTATACACAAGTGGTGGTAGTTGGAAACCAGTAGGTACTTCAACATCATCATCAACTGCACCAACTGGTGCAATCACAGGCGACCTATGGTGGGATACTACCAACGGACAGCTAAGAGTTTACAGTGGTAGTAGTTGGGTTCTTATTGGCCCATTGACTACAACTGGTACTGGCACATCGGGCCCAGCAGTTGAAACCATAAGCGATGGCTCAAGCAGTCATGTTATTGTTCGTTTCTACGTAGCCAATGCTACAGTAGCAATTATCAGCAAAGATGCTACATTTACTCCAAGTCCTGCTATAGCAGGCTTTCCAACAATTAGACCGGGTGTAAATCTTGCCAGCCCAAGCGTAGTAGCTGGTGCAGTGTTCTCTGGTAACGCAACTGCCGCAGAGACTCTAATTTCTGGATCTAGTCTATTAACAGCTGGTCAATTCTTGCGCAGTGATATTGCTCAAACAACTAGCCAAACATTTGGTGTACTAAACAACACAGGATTCACAGTTGGTGCAAGTAATAACCTTAACATTGGCGTATCCAGTGGTGCTGTAAGATTCTTTGGCGCAGTCAATAATGCAGACATTAACTTTAATATAAACAAAGGTGGTGTTGATACACGTGCAATCAATATTAACGGTACCACAGGTGCTGTAACTGTTGACGGTGCATTAAGTGTGTCTGGTGTTGGGTCTGTAACTGGTAACTTAAATGTAACTGGTTGGACGAATATGACCAGTGCGCAGATAAGCACAGCACTAGTACCTAGCGGCAATGCTACAATTAATTTAGGTAGCACTACTAGATACTGGAACACTATCTATGCAGCCAGCATTGTAGGTAACGTAAGCTCAACTACTAATGCTGTGGTACCAGGTATTACTAAAACAGGTACAACATTAGTAGGCAACATTGGTCAAACAGACAACAGATTTAACACCATATTTGCAGGTACCTATGTAGGTTCAACATTTACAGGTGGTGCATACACTGGTACTACAGGTGTATACACAGGTTCAATTACAGTTAATAGCTCCAATGGTGCTACTGCTATTGCCAACGGTGGTACAGCAGGTGTAGGTAACATTGGTAGTTTAGGCAATGGTTTCAATACGATATTTGCTAAAGCAACATCAGCACAATACGCTGACTTGGCAGAACGCTTTGAAGCCGACGAATACTATGAGCCAGGTACTGTAGTTGAGATTGGCGGATTGAAAGAAATTACACGTGCGGTTCGAGAATTAAGTGAGAGCGTATTTGGCGTGATAAGTACATTACCGGGCTTCCTATTAAACGGCACAGCCGGCGATGATCGCACACACCCACCAGTGGCAGTAAATGGACGAGTTCCGGTTCGCGTTGTTGGTAAATGTCGCAAAGGTGATCGCCTAGTAAGTGCTGGAAACGGTCTGGCACGTGCAGCCTCAAGAGATGAAATTACAGCATTTAACGTTCTTGGTCGCGCACTTGAAAACAAAACCACAGACGACGAAGGTCTAGTAGAAGCAATCGTCAAATTGAACAGTTAAGGATATAACATGGCATATACATCTGGTGACTTAATACTAAGAGATCACTATAACACTTTTGCAACTGGTAATGCAGACGGTACAGCTAACCATGCTGTGGCTAACATTAACAGTGTGTGGGGCGTAGGCAATGGTGACAAAGGATACGGTCAAAGTACAGTACTTAGCGCAGTTAATGCCGGTGACACAGTAACAGCTACACAGTGGTCAACAATGATTGCTCGTTTGAACAGTATACTAACACACCAAGCAGGTTCGGGTAGTGGTATTACTAGCCCAACAGCCGGTGCTACCATCGCTGCCTCTGTGTTGTTAAGCACAAACATTACCACAGCTTATAACAACCGTTTAAACTTTAACAACACACGTGGTACACCAAGTACAACTAACTTAAACAGTGTATGGGATAGTGCTACTCCAACCACATTCCAACAGACTCGTACTATTGAGTTTGGATCAGCGGATCAAGCACGTTATTTCTTTAATGCCGGCGGACGTATTTCTATTGCATTTAGTACTACCAATGGCACTAATAACAACAAAGAAAGTGATTGGACCACACTACTAGGTACAAATTTAGGAACCTTACACTTTGATGCTCTTACTAGTACACGTACGGGTACAGGTGGTACACTAACTACTAACGGTCTTGGTATTGGTTTCTGGGATATAACTACTACTAATCAAACAATAATCAGACTTACCAGTACTGGTACTAACTACACAGGTAACTATGTTAATATCGCAGTAAGAGTTACTGGCGCCACCGGCTCAAATGGTGGTCTAGGAGCCCAGATTTTATTCACAATCGATTATGTCGACGGCGCCGCAGATGACACACAAGACCTTGGTGTTCCGCCAGTGTCAAATACACTTGATGCTATTAACATGACAATCAATTCAGACATAATCATTACCCCTCCGGAAACAACAAACTTAACCAATACTTGGGGTACGCCAACCATTACAGGATTATAGCCAGCATAGTTGACAGGAATTTCGCAGTACTGTATAATAAAAGCATCTACATGGTGCTTTTATTTTGGCTATCAACAACTTAGATAATTATTATTATGACTACTCCAGAAGAACTTGTAGCACAGATTAGAACTGCTACTGACTATCAAGTAAACAAACAATTACTCAGAGAAAAGATCCTGACAGATCTGCATCTTGCCTACAATGGCGGACTGTTCCGTCTTGACCCAACCGTAATATCTTTTGTTGCTACTTGGCCAGAATCAGAACTGTTCCTTGAAGATGTCTATAATAATCCAATTAAAATTCAACGAGACGAGTTTTTAACACAGGCAAGAGAACAATACCACAGTGTTATGAACTCATGGCATATTCAACATGAAGAACTACGACGCATTAGAAAAATCTAAGGGCGTTGTAATTTTTGCCACTAACACAGATGCTATAGATTACGAAGCTATAGCTGAACGTTCTAGTCGCCTAATACAACACTATCTTGGCCTGCCTACCACTATAATACGTAGCGATGTGTCCAATAACTTTAGATATTCTGTGGACAACAACAAGTTTGAAAGCTGGAATAATCTAGGCAGACATCGTGCATATGAGTTAAGTCCATATGATCAAACTATACTGTTAGACAGCGATTACTTTGTTTTAGACGACAGTTTATTAAAAGTTCTTGACACAGTACAAGACTACTCTATTGTGCGCCACAATAGATATGTTGATGGACAACCAAATACGCCGATGGGCAAGTACAGTTTACCTCATCTATGGGCAACCGTAGTAGTGTTTAATCGTACACCTAAAACACAGATGTTGTTTGATATGGTCGCACGAGTAGAAAGAAACTACGCATACTACAGACAGCTTTATAATATTTCTGTAAAAAATTTCAGAAACGATTATGCGTTTACTATTGCAGATCTTGTGTTAAATGGCTATGCTCAAGACACACAAAACTATATTCCCTGGCCAATGTTAAGTGTACAGAATACTATAGATTCTCTAGAGCTTAAAGACAATAAAATATATTTAAAAAGTCTAGGACAGGCCTATGTGTTGCCTAAGCAAAATCTACACATTATGAGTAAAGCATGGTTGCTCAGTGAACAGTGTGAACAATTTATCAAGGATGCTATAGATGCGTGAATTTAAAGAACAGTTTGGGTTCTTAACCATAGCGCAGAATACTGATGTAGATTATCTACAGCTTGCTTATCTACAAGCGCAGAATGTAAAAGCAACACAGCCCAGTGCTTCGTACAGCGTAATTGTTGATGAACAGACTGCTAGTCTGTTGACTGATGCGCATAGAAAAACCTTTGATTACGTTATTACTTTACCCCACGACCTTGCTAAAGATGAATCGTGGAAGCAGTCAAATGAGTGGCAGGTGTTTAATTTAACTCCTTACAAGGAAACTATTAAGTTAGAAAGCGATTTACTGTTTACCAGAGATGTCGGACATTGGTTAGATGCGCTACGTCTGCGTGAAGTCTGTTTTAGCTATCATTGTAAAAATTATCAACAACAGACTGTTGAGCGTACACCATATAGAAGATTTTTTGAATTGAACAGACTTCCTGATATCTATACCGGCATGTACTATTTTAGATATAGTCAAACTGCTGCGGACTTTTTTCGTACTGCTGGTAGCATCTATAGAAATTGGAATACCGTACGAGAAAATTTAGTGCAGTGTCCTGAGTTGCCTAGTACTGATGTAGTATTTGCCTTAACCAGTAAGCTCGTCGGCGAAGAAAAATGTTACATACCAACCTTAGACTTTTTTAACTTTGTACACATGAAGTCGGCTGTACAAGGCTGGAACGATCATCAGACTTGGCTTGATTATGTAAATGTAGAGCGCGATGGTAATATGTTGCGCATTAATAATGTTAACCAATATAGTCCAGTACACTACCATGACAAAAATTTTATCAGCTGAAGAAGAATTTCTTAAGGCATTTGATAACATTCCTGTTGTAGAAACAGTTGAAGAATATCGCGCCTATTACGATGAGGATGGCTGGGTAACAGGATTTACAGCCAGTGGATTTCCTACAGGAGATAATTGGATTCATATTGATCGTGAATTGTACATGACACACAATTGGCGCGATTTAAAAGTAGTAGATGGTAAAATAGTACACGAGCCACCTAAATATTACTACTATTTTCCATTGACTAAATCGGATAAAGGTGTTAAAGTAGTAAAATACCATGCAAGTGTTGTGGTAGAATCCTGCGAAGAATACAGCGAAGTAGAATACTATGACAGAAATAATTGATATTGCTGACTTAGATTGCATCTATCTAAGTTATGATGAACCAAAAAAAGAAGAGTTTTGGATTAAGATTCAAAACATGGTTCCATGGGCAAAACGTGTTGATGGAGTAAAAGGAAGTGATGCAGCACACAAAGCGGCGGCTGACGCAAGCGACACAGACAGGTTTGTACTCATTGACGGCGATAATATCCCGGATAGTGAATTTTTTAACCTTCAACTTAATCTTGATAGTAGCAACAATACTAAAGTGTTTCGTTGGAAAGCGCGGAATATCATTAACGGACTGCAATACGGCAACGGAGGACTCAGCTGCTGGACCAAGGAGTTTGTCTACGCGATGCAGACCCACGAAGCCTCAGACGGCACAGCGGAAAACGACGTAGAGTTTTGCTTTTATCCTGACTATTGGGCTATGAATGACTGCTACAGCACAACATATCCTAACCAAACACCTTTTCAGGCCTGGAGAGCAGGCTTCCGCGAAGGTGTTAAAATGTGTTTAGATAGAGGTACGAAGCCAAGCATAGAAGAGTTTAATCAACGTGTACACAGCCGTAACTATGACCATTTGTGCGTTTGGCAAACAGTCGGCGCAGATGCGGAAAATGGTTTCTGGGCAATATACGGCGCACGTCTTGGTACATTTAAAACTATGCTTACTGAATGGAATCATAAAGATGTACAGGACTTTGACAAGTTAGCAACTCTGTGGGAAGAATACAAAGACCATGGACCTGATCATTGTCGTGCTATAGGTGAAAAACTTCGTACACGTTTGAGCTTGCCTATCGTAGACATGGACCCAGAAGAAAGTAAGTTCTTCAAACATCACTATAAGAGTAATTTCCGTAATCAAGGACCAATGGCACGTGAGTAAAAGTGACTTCATGTCAACCGCAGAACAAATGCGGGAACAATTAGGCTCAGCACTGTGTCTAGCTAAATGGCAACAGGTTAGTCTGCACCTAACCACAGGCATGACCAATAGTTGCTATCATCCGCCCCTACATGAAATTCCTGTGGCACCATTGAAGTTTTATCCTGGCGCACTACACAATACAGATCATAAAAAAGAACAGCGCAGACTTATGAAGGAAGGGCAACGTCCACCAGAATGTAGTTACTGCTGGTCAGCTGAGGACAACGGACAACTAAGTGATCGACACTATCGTTCAGGTGAACCCTGGGCTGCAGAACACTATGATGAGATTGTTAATGCACCATGGGACATGGATGCTACACCTAGTTATGTAGAAGTAAATTTTAATCACGCATGTAATCTAGCCTGCTCATATTGCAGTCCACAGTTTAGTACTGAGTGGGGTAAGGACATAACACGCTGGGGTGCTTATCCTACTAGCACACCGCACAATGCTCCGGAACACTTTGAAGGACGTCGTCGTCCTATACCTGCACGCGAGCATAATCCTTGGCTGGAAGCGTTTTGGGAGTGGTGGCCAAGTCTGTACGGTAGTTTACGACATTTCCGTATGACTGGTGGCGAACCACTAATGGATAAAAACACACATCGGGTGTTTGACTATATCTTAAACTTTCCTAAAAGTGATCTACACGTAGATGTAACCAGTAACTTTAGTGTTGAACCAGAATTGTTTAATAAGTACCTGGACAAAGTAAAACAACTATGTACTGGTGAACGAATAGAACATTTTATGCAGTATGTTAGCTTTGATTCGGGTAATCCTGAGCAAGCTGCATACATTCGTAGAGGTGTAGGCCCGCATCGTGTAAACACCTATGTTCATCGTTACCTGACAGAAGTGCCCTATCGCAATAGTTTAACCTACATCATAACAATGAATAATCTAAACATTCTAGGGTTACGAAGACTGTTAGAACACATTTTAGAATTGCGCGAGCTACACAGTCATACCTACCAGCGTGTTTGGTTTGACACTCCGCTACTACGCCAACCCACCTGGCAGAGTTTACAGATACTGCCCGACAGTTATTGTCATGTACTTGAAGATGTGATTGCGTGGATGAAAGGGCATCTGATGCCTGAAGGTAGTTTTGTAGGATTCAAAGACTACGAAATACAGCGTATGGAACGTAACCTAGCATGGATGGCACAAGGCAGTACCTTAGATCCTAAGTATATTGAACAACAACGTGCTGACTTTTATCGTTTTTTTAACGAGTACGATAAACGTAATGCAACCTTGCAATATGGAGTAGGAACGTTTTTAGAAACATTTCCGCAGATGCGAGAATTTTGGAACGAATGCAAATACCATGCTGAAAAATAAAACTTTTTGCATAAAACCATGGACTAGTAGTGTCGTCTGCACCAATGGCGATATTGCTATGTGTTGTTCTAGTACAGAAGAACGTAAATATAACCTTCGTACTTCTACCATTGAAGATTATTGGAATAGCCAAGAACTTGCCGAAGTGCGTAAAAAAATGTTACTTGGTGAAACCGTTGAGAGTTGTCAATATTGCTACGTACAAGAAAATAACGGAATCACTAGCCCTAGACAAAAAGCTAATAGTGAATATTCAATATTAGAAAATTATGCTGACAAAATTTTAAAACATTATGACTATCCTAAAGCGTTGCCTGTAGAATTAGAATTGCAGTTAACTAATTTATGTAATTTAAAATGTCTAATGTGTAACGAGAAAGAGAGTAGTTCGATTGCAACAGAAAATAAATTACTCAAAATAAGTAGAATTGATCAGAAAGATTATGAAGTACATAATCCAGAGATTAAAGAAATTAAAAATTGGTTAAAAACTGCGCCCAGACTGATTAATCTTCGCGGCGGTGAACCAACAATGGTACCCGAGATTAAAAAATTATTAACTTGGGCTCTGGATAACAAGTTATTAGACAATACCGAGGTTCATTTAACAACTAATGCTACTACATTAACTGAAAATTGGTTAAACATATTATCTAATATTCCAAAATTAAGAATGATGATTAGCATTGATGCCACTGGATCTTTGGGAGAATATATCAGACATAACAGTGTCTGGGCTACAGTTGAAAATAATGTAAAAACACTATCAAAGATTCCAGGAATAAATTTAATAATACATGCCACAATATTAAATTTAAATATATTACATATTGATAAATTAATTGCCTGGGCCAGAGAAAATAATTATTATTTAAGTATCTATCCACTGGCAGAACCGGAGATATTCAGAGCATATAATATGCCACCAGAACTGCTGCAAGAGTCAAAGAATAAATTGGTTAAACTGTCAGATCCAATTGCAGATACAATAGTAACAGCTCTTAATAAACAGCCGGCATTTGATAATCAACTCTGGCAAGATTTTTGTAAAGAAATAGCTATTAGAGATACTATTCGAAACGTATCTATTTTAAATGTATTACCCGAACTAAAAGATTATTATGCCAAAAAAGCCTAACGAAACATTATTAGAATATAAAGAACGTGTAATAGACACTAAGAGTAGTAGCTTCTGTGCAGCTAAATGGTACAACGCTACCATATGGTTAGGCAGTGGACAGACTACTAGTTGTCACCATCCACTACCACATGCTATTGATGTACAGGAAATTAAGTTTAATCCTAAGGCTATACACAACACAAAAGAAAAGAAAGAACAGCGTCGTCAAATGCAGGTAGGTGAACGTCCCGGTGGCTGTGAGTACTGCTGGAAGTTGGAAGATGCTAACGCATCAAGTGATAGAATTTACAAAACAATTATATATTCAGATGAGGACTTAGATCTTGCTTATAAAACTAATTACCAAGATGATGTTAATCTACAAACACTTGAAATCGCATTTGACAGAACTTGTCAGTTTGCTTGCAGCTATTGTAACCCTGCTTTCAGTACAGCCTGGGTACGCGATATTAAGCGCAATGGAGCCTATGCAGATCTCGTATCTGACGGACGCAATCACTTTACTCACAGTCACGATAGTAGTCAACTGTATGGTCCTACTGACGTCAATCCTTACGTTGAAGCGTTCTTCAAGTGGTGGGAATCAGACCTCCACAGAACCCTAAAGGAACTACGCATTACCGGTGGCGAACCGTTAATGAGCCCATATCTCTGGCGCTTAATTGATTGGTTTAAAGACAACAGAGGCAAGAGTACAACACGTCTTGCTATTAACAGTAACTTAGGATTTGAACGTGAAAAACTTGAAAGATTATTGGATGCGTGTGAAGGCATTGAGCTTGACTTATATACCAGCAATGAGTCGTGGAATGGTCATGCAGAGTATATTCGTGATGGCCTGGATTGGGATGAATGGACTGGCAATGTACTATATCTACTGGATAGTGGCAAACTGCGAGGCCTACATGTTATGTGTACCATCAATGCCTTATGCCTATTCTCACTAGATGAATTACTAGACTGGATTGTAGAATTAAAACGTAAGTACGGTCGAGACGCAATTAACTTCACCTTAAACATCTTACGTTTTCCGAGTTTCCAAAGCCCACTGATATTGCCTTTAGAAGTGCGTAAGAATATTCGTGAAAGATTAATAGCATTTCTTAGTCGTAACATCGAACACATACATGAATTTGAATACGAACATATTGTTAGATTAAATACATATCTAGTAGAAGTAGACAGCCCGCACAGTGGCGCAGTAAGCCGTGAAATCTTACAGCGTGACTTTAAACTTTTTTATCAACAATATGACCAACGTCGTGGAAAAGATTTTAAATATACATTTCCACAACTAGCAGATTGGTATGACACTCTATGAAAATAAAAAAGACTAAACCTAATTTTAAAAACTACGACTACAATAGTACCATGCCAATCTATTGTGATCCCAATGAGTTAACTGACCGTCATAAAGAATTGCTAACTAAAAGCAAGACCTTCTGTATACTGCCTTGGATACACCTACACGGACTGCCCGATGGTCGTGCTTATCCTTGTTGTTTGGGCGACATGTGGCAACCAATTGGGGATCTACGTCAGCAGACCATGGAAGAAGTCTGGAACGATAAGCCTATGCGTACCATGCGTACTAACATGCTTAACGAAAAGCCCTGTAAAGAATGTGTTAAATGTTACGAGCTAGAAGATAACGGATTCTTCAGTATGCGCAATAGTTTTAGCAAAGATTTTGGACATTTAATTGAGCTCACAGATGAGACCAATGAAGACGGCAGTTTAAATGATTTTAAACTACGCTACTATGATCTGCGTTTTAGTAACCTATGTAACTTCCGTTGTCGTAGTTGTGGCCCACTATTCAGCAGCAACTGGTTTGCGGATCATGTTAAATTATACGGACGTAAACCCGAAGTACTTGGACGCGAAATGGACAGTGTTGAATATGCTGGACGACACAAATATGACATGTGGGAACAGATGTTACCTCACATACCAAATCTAGAACAGATTTACTTTGCCGGCGGCGAACCCTTGATCATGGAAGAACACTACATGATCTTAAACGAGTTAGTCAAACGCAAAATGTTCCACGTGCGACTGATCTATAATACAAACTTTAGTGTACTCAAATATAAAGATCAAGATGTATTTGAACTATGGAAATTATTTGACACAGTTAGTGTTGGAGCCAGTTTAGACGATAGTCACGCACGTGGCGAATATATGCGTAAAGGACAAGTATGGTCAGAGACCGAAGACAATAGACGTCGTATGATAGAGATTTGTCCTAACGTAGATTTTTATGTTAGTAGTACAGTTAGCCTATACAATCTACTGCACGTAACAGACTTTCATAGAGATTGGGTCGAGCGTGGCTTTGTCAGACCGCAGGATTGGAATATTAATTTATGTCAGAGCCCTGATCGCATACGAGCTGATGTCTTGCCTAACCACTATAAAGCACAGGCTATTGAAAAAATTGAAAATCACCTTGCTTGGCTAGAACCGTTAGATCGTATTAGTCGTGCCACAGGTGGTTATCGTGGATTGATTAATTTCCTACAACAACATGATAACAGTCATTTCCTATCTGACTTCTTTAAGGAAAATGATCGTATGGATGTGGTCAGAGAAGAAAAGTTTGAAGATGTATTTCCGGAGTACAAGGATCTAAGATCATATGTCAAGTAGTTTGCCTCAAACAATTTGTATGTTACCTTGGATTAGTATTGAAACTAGTCCTATAGGTACAGCACGACCATGCTGTTTGGCCATTGACGAAATAACCAAGTCTGACGGTAGCAAGTATCTATTACGCGAGCATACCTTAGAAGAAATATATCACAGTGATTACATGCAGGATCTACGGAAAAAATTTTTACGTGGAGAAAAACCATCAACCTGCAAACGTTGCTGGGACGAAGAAGCCGCCGGACGTACTAGCAAACGTATGAACAGTCGCGTTAGACTTAAAGAATATTATGACAGTGTAGATTGGACAAATACCAATCCTGATCAACTTTGGTTTATTGATCTTAAACTAGGTAACATTTGTAATCTTAAATGTCGCATCTGCGGATCTTGGTCAAGCAGTAAATGGGCCAAAGAAGAAATGGACTATGTAGGTGGCGATCGAAAAAAACATCTAGCATATCAATTTCTGACTGATGGTGCTTGGCCTCGTGAAAGCCCAGCATTCTGGGATAACCTAAAGCAGTTATTGCCCAATATAAAGTATTTTGAATTCACCGGCGGGGAGCCCTTCTTAATTGAACAGCACTTTGATCTTCTGCGTTTTGCAGCAGACACAGGTGATAGCCAACATATTGAAGTTCATTATAATACCAATGGTACGGTATTTCCAGACGATGCTGAAGAATTGTGGCGCAAGTTCAGGCATGTGGAAATAGCATTTAGCATTGATAATGTTGGTCAACGGTTTGAGTATGAGCGATTTGGAGCTGACTGGGCAGAGGTGGAATCCAACATAGAACGGTTTAATGCCATGCGGAGTCCGCAGATATCTACACAAATTTGTATGACTATCAATGTACAAAATGTTTACTATCTGCCAGAGCTGTGTAATTGGGTAAACACACAAACATTTAATCATACGTATTTTAATATGCTACATGATCCAAATCATATGTGTATTAATCGCATGACCCCTGCGGCTCAACAGCTAGTAATTAATAGATTAACCACAGCAGATTTCAGCGCAGAGCATCGTGTAGAAATTGATCGAATTGTTCAATTCATTAAAAATGGACAGGGCAGTGATGGGTCAGAGTTTTTAGAAAAAATGAAAATAACTGATCAGTACCGCAAACAAAGTTTCCTTACTACACATCCTGAAATAGCCCGAGCAATGGGATATGAGTAGACCTGCGACATTTTGCATGGCGCCTTGGGTACACACATACCTAAGCCCTCAGACTGAGCGCAGAATGTGCTGTGCTAGTCGTGAACCTGCTCAGAACTTTGAACAGTATATAGATACAGCAAGTGGCACAGGCAAGTACATACCAATTACGCTTGAAGAACATTGGAACAGCGATCATATGCGTAGTGTGCGCAGACGTATGATGGCAGGAGAAACTTTATCTGAGTGTGAAGTATGTAATGATAAATTACTCAACACATCAGTTTACCGTAGTTATTTTAACAGTCTCTTTGGACATAAGTATGAGTATGTATTAGAGAACACTGCACCAGATGGATCAACTACAGTACAGCCAGTAAGTTGGGACTATCGTTTCAGTAATCTATGTAATTTCAAATGTCGCATGTGTGGAGATATGTTATCTAGCGCATGGGAGTCAGAACAGCGTCAACATAACATGATCAATTGGCACAATCCAAAAAATAATTGGATGCGTCCTGAAATCAAAAAACAAATTGAACAGTTTCAAGAAAATCAAATTGAAGCCGAATTTGCTCAAGCGGTAGAAGAACATCGAGTAGAAGAAGTATATTGGGTAGGTGGAGAGCCCCTGATGTATGAGCAACATTGGCGCTATATGCAGCGTATTGTTGAACTAGGAGATGGACCAAATGTCTACGCAAGGTACAACACTAATCTTAGCCGCGTTAACTATCGCGGTACCAATCTTTATAACGATATTTTACGTCACTTACGTGATTGGCAAATCTGCGCCAGTCTCGATGGAACAGGAGCAATTGGTGAATATATTAGAACAGGACTTGATTACAATTCATGGCTTGAGAACTTCCGTCAGGGAGTTGAAATCGCAAGTCACCGACGTCAGATGCGCATTGACTTCACGCTCACCCTACCAGGTATGTTTGAAGTCACAAGAATTGCCCAGCTTGCTCAAGAGCTGGAAGTAGACGTACTGGCTAAAGTTGTCTTTAGTTTCTCACCAGATATAATTATGTCGCCTTTGGCCCTACCTCGGGATATACTACATCCCTGGGTAGACGAAATATTGGGTAGCTTGCCATCTAACAGCTCGCTTAGGGACATACTAGAGCAACTAAAGACACGCCCTACATTTCAGGAGCAGTGGCCTAATGAATGGCAGACTGCTCTTGTGAAAGGCAAAAATCGCATTCTACAACTAGAGCAGATACGCAACGATAAGTATACATTAGCAGATATATTAAGTGAGCGTCCTCAAGCGTATGAATGGTACCAATCAATCTAAAATCACAGTTACTCTACGGAATCCGTTAGACTATACTGATCAAATTAATTATTATATTATTCCTGACAAACACCAGCTAGCACAAGACTGGGTCGTAGCTCTTAAAAAATTATTAGAGTCGGGTAATCTATTAGAAAAAAACTTTTGTTTTATGGGTTTCCCAGACTCGGCTAGAACTTTAGATTATCTATGTGAAGAGCTAAACAAAAGCGTAACAGTAATTAATAATTTTGATTTTACTCAACACGGATTAGAAAATTATATTATTGAGGAATGGTTCCATCCAAATGCAGTGCGTTTTCCAGCAACATATCCTGTTGAAGGTACACAATTAAAACCAGGTACAGTAGATGGTACACGTAGAACCAACATAGGTTTATACGCAAAGCATGGTATATTAAATCAACTACATAATCACTTTGAACGATTACAAGGCACAGTAGATTCACTAAGTCCGTATTATCGAGTGGCCGATTACGAAACTAAATGGGCAATACGACAGTTGAATACAATCTGCCATGAAATGGAAAGTTTAATACTAAGTCAACGCAAACAGGCAAGTACTCCTGAGTGGGTGCGTCCTAGTCAAATTACAACGTTTTTACATGCTGATCGTTATGAACTAACAGCAGAACATAAAAAATTGTTTTTAGAAAATGGATACGATCGCAGATTCGGCCATGTATACATGCACTGGGCTCAGATAGGAAAAACTCTAATAGAAGTGTTCCGAGATGAAGGTGCTCCGGATTTAACTGATACAGTCTGCGAAGCAATTACACATCTCAAATACTACTCAGGTGAGTTTGATATTGAATGGGCTAAGTCTGTAACTCTGGCTGATAACTATCCCTGGGTTACAAAATTTGCTCAAGAGTTTAACGAGTGGCTAGTTAAAAATAAATTGGACCCAAATAATCCAGAACTAAGTCTGGGATATCTTCCAGTAGGTCGTGTTGATTTAAAATCAAGTTTTGGCACAGAAGATATGTTTAAAATTTGGGAAATATTAAGTACGCATCTTGATATCTATAAGATTACAGTTGACGATGTTACCGGAGTATTTGACTATTGTTGGAGTGATCCTGATTACAAACAACAACAAATAGATATGATGCGACCTGGATATGATCACAGTAGTAAGGAATAAAAATGAACTGGTTAAAAAGTATATACGCAAGAATTAAAATGGAAATTAGATACCGTAAAAAATTAAAAGAATTGCGTAAACGAGATCCATTTATCTACAAATGATTTACTGCATCGGTGATAGTTTTACTGCTGGTGATGAACTAAGCAGTTATGTTAGTCATAACTATTATTGCCCTGACGCATGGCCTGCATTATTAGAACAAAAATTAAATGTTAAAGTTAACAACCTGGGTCGCGGTGGTGTGGGTAATACCAGAATTGTCAAACGAGCTATTGATGTTACACTACAACATCAACCTGAATTGATAATTGTAGCCTGGACTAACCCAAAACGTATTGAATTAGCTGATGACCATGGTATTTTTGACATCTGGGCCGAGAAAAATACCGAAAGAATGTCTCATAGAGATGAACGCAGTATTCCGTTAAAGTGGCTAGCAACTGCACAGAACACTGAACTGATAGATGCTTGGTATTATGGTCAATGGTTGCGAGATGTAATACTGTTACAATCTTTTTTCAAAACGCAAGATCAAAGATATTTAATGGTACAAACACATCAAACCGAACACTGGAACTGTAGTATTCGACATTATCATCGACATCTTTTTAAAGAAGTAAATTCTAAATATTTTATTGGGTGGTATGACGAAGCAATGGTAACCTGGACCAAAGGATTACCCATTGGCCCTGGGGGACATTTCCTTGAGCAAGGGCATAAAGTAGTAGCTGAGAAAATCTATGAATATATTAGGCGTTTCGAGTGGTTTCCATGATGCAGCTGTAACAGCCATCTGTGATGGCAAAATAGTATTTGCCGGACACAGCGAACGTTATAGTAAATGCAAACATGATAGTGAACTGCACCCTGGATTAATACAAGATGCACTAGCTCACGCTGGGCATTTTGATAGTATGGCCTACTATGAAAAACCTTGGCTAAAGCGTACCCGACAGCTATATGCTGGCCAGTACGGTGAAGTGTTTAAGTCTCATGATCTACGCAGACAATTATTAAATCTTGCTCCCCGAGCAGGACTACACACTCTACCTATAAAGTATTACAATCATCACCTAAGCCATGCCGCCGCAGGTTTCCAAACAAGTCCTTACACTGAGGCTACGGTTGTGGTAATTGATGCTATCGGTGAGTGGGACACTGCTAGTATTTGGTCAGCATACTATGATGGCAGTGGCGGCGGAGCAAGATACAAGAAACTTTGGAGTCAACGCTATCCACACAGCATAGGACTAATGTACAGTGCCTTTACACAACAGGCAGGACTAAAACCCTTAGACGAAGAATACATCTTAATGGGCATGGCCGGCTGGGGCAAATATGACAGCATCGCTGACATCAGACTACGTAGTACTGTGTTAGAGAGTGAACGCGATATAACATTCAAACATAACTTTCATTTGGGTGTGCCCAAGGAAGTTGCCTATCCTGCTGACAATGTAAACATGGCCTATCATGTACAAGAGTTGACAGAAGATCTAATAGCCAGTATAATAAGAAAAGCTCAGGATCTAGGAAAGAGTCGTAATTTAGTTTATATGGGAGGGGTTGCACTTAACTGTGTGGCCAATAGAATACTCGGTGAATATTTTAATAGTATATGGATTATGCCTTGTCCTGGTGATGCTGGCAGTAGCCTTGGTGCCGCTGCGTTGGTTTATGGAGGACGACTGGCCTGGCGTGATAGTTATCTTGGGCACAATATTACTGGTAGTTATCCTGTTAAGGATATTCTTAGCGAGCTAGCCACAAGTAAAATCTGTGGCGTGGCGAGCGGACGAGCGGAGTTCGGGCCGCGAGCCCTTGGTAATCGGAGTTTATTAGCAGATCCTAGAGGAGCAGATATTAAGGCTAAGGTAAATGAAATCAAACGTAGACAACAGTTTCGACCATTCGCTCCAGTTATTCTTGAGGAACTTGTACATGAATATTTTGACATGCCTGTCGGCTGGGATAACAGCCCATACATGCAGGTTGTCGCTAGATGCAAGCAGCCTGCTAAGTTCCCTGCTATTTGTCATGTTGACAGTACCAGTCGCGTTCAGACAGTACCTAGAAATGGATCGGGAATTAGAGAACTCTTAGAGCAGTGGTATGTATGGACAGGTTGTCCTATGTTACTAAACACAAGTCTGAACATCAGAGGTGAGCCAATGGTCAATGATCGCGCAGATGCTGACCGCTTTGAACAGTTATATGGAGTACGAGTTTTTTCATGAGAATATTAATTATGGGATTGCCAGGTAGTGGTAAAACTACCTTTGCTGAAATGTTAACCAAAGAAGTATCTAAAAATATGGCAGTGGAAATTTTTGATGCAGATGTTGTAAGAGAACAACTGCAAGATTTTGATTTTTCACTAGAAGGTCGACGTCGTCAAGCTGAACGTATGCGTGACCTAGCTACCGCGGCCGAGTATAACAGTATTGTACCAATTTGTAATTTTGTATGCCCAACAGCAGAGTTCAGAGAAATATTTGACCCCACAGTGCTAGTTTGGTTAGACACTATCAAAGAAAGTTCTTATGCAGATACTAATGCACTGTTTGAGCCTCCAACGGAAAGACCTTACTTTCATGTACAATCGTTTGACGATTTTGAAAAAACCTGCGCAATGATTGCCGACTTAATATGGATATTAGAGGAATGAAACCTAAATATCAACAGGCACACATGCAGGCCGCACACATCTACGCTAACCTAAGTCATGCACGTAGATTAAAAGTCGGTGCTATTGTAGTTAAAGACGATAGAATTATTAGTATTGGGTATAATGGTATGCCCAGCGGCTGGGATAACAACTGTGAATATATAGAGTACATGAACGCAGATGCAGGCGGCTGGCTAGACCCTGATGAAATTGAAAAACAGTGGCCAGACGTAGACAGTACTGGCAGATATAGATTAAAAACTAAACCAGAGGTATTACATGCAGAAACGAACGCTATTGCGAAACTCGCTAGGAGCAGTGAGTCTGGTCTCGGCGCAACTCTATTTGTTACACATAGTCCTTGCCTCGATTGTGCCAAAATCATTTATCAGTCAGGTATTAAGCATGTCTTCTACGCAACTGATTATAGGGATGACAGTGGGATTAGGTTTCTTCGTGATTCCGGAATCCAAGTCGAACGATTAGATGTTTGATGTATTCTATCAAGGTCCTAAACCAGGACTGTTTCCATACGAACAACCAGCAACTAGTTTAGCTGATGCGGCAGATCAAAGTCGCACACGCTGGTTTTGGTATATTGATGGGCAAAATGATTACCAGCAGTTTAACTTTAACTATCGTCCTGTTCCATGGGAAGCGCATCACATACACACTTGGCCTAATCAATGGCAACAAGATGGCAGAGTTTATTTGGCTAACAAGTGGACTGTGGATCAAAAAGTATACAACTATCACAATGATATGTATGCCCACCGCATGCCTAATCCAGACTATTGGTATATTCCTGATAACATAGATCCTGACAGCATCGACTGTACCTGGGCACCCGATCCTGAGGATCCACCTTACATCTATCAATTTCCTGTCAAGTGGGGTTGGGAACGTATCGGCGGCCCCGAATATCGCGTGCCAGGTGCTACAGAAATCAAATATGTAGATTATTTTTACGCCAGCACTCGCAGTGATATGAGTCGCTGGGTAGTACCTGACAATATAGATCAAGAAAGTTTTGATTTTAGTTGGGTGCCACATCCAGCAGAAGAACCTTACATATATAAATTCCCTACAGTATGGAATCCTGTAGGAGGACCAGAATATCATGTGCCTGGCGCAACCAAAGAAAAATTCATTGATGTCCTAGTAGCCAAGACCTTACCTGATCAAACACACTGGACCGTGCCTGAAGAAGTAAATGCCAACACTGTAGATTTTAGTTGGGTACCACACCCACAGGATCCACCTTACATCTATCATTTTGGTACAGAGTTTCAGCAGAGTGTAGGATTAACCTATACTGTACCCGGCGCTACAGAAATTAAGTTTGCTGGCCCTATACCAATAGTTGGGCAACATGACAAACCTGTGCTAGAAGTATTAGATATATTTTATGTAGACAAAAGTAATAGCAGTAGTAGTAAACGTTTTGAGCGACTACAGGAGAAGTATCCGCACATACAGAAAATACGCTATGCTAATAGTATGATGGACACAATTAAACGGTGTCTACAACGCACAAAAACCACCAAATTTTGGGTGATCTCTAGCGAAAACATCTACGATGACTTTGACTTTAGTTGGCACGCACAGCCCTGGCAAACTTACATGACACATGTATTTGGCAGTCAATGGCAAAAATGGTCAGATACTTTCCTTATAAACAAGTGGGAATTTGAGCGTAACAGTGCGTGGGCATCAGGATTAGAACAGTTTCCTAACCTTAATTTTGTTAAAGATCAGCAGGTGTATGTACCTGATGATTTGCATGATATTTACTACGTAGATCATGGTAATTTAAATGACGTTATAGCCCACACAAAACAGCGTTATCCTAAGATTAAAACAACTAGGTATGTCAACACCTACCTGGATACTTTTAAACGCATTATGAGCACCGCAACAACAGAATACGTATGGATTATCAGCAGTTTATGCGACTATACACGCTTTGATTTTTCATGGCAACCTGAACCTTGGCAACGCGAAATGATACATGTATTCCCTAGTGCCAATCAAACTCGAGGTGATACATTCTATATACATGTAGAGTCATTTAAGAAGCAAATGGTTGAACTAGACTTGCTTGATTGGTTTAACGTTATTAACTACTGCGAAGAACAGCGTGTACCACGCTTGCCTATGCCGTTTGTTACCTACGACGGTGACGACTTAATCAGCGCAATTAAACAGCACGAATTTAAACATCCATATACATGGTTTACACAGTACATTCGTGATATAACGTATAACCCAAGCATTTGGGGTGAAAAAGACAAGAAAATCATGTCGTTTTCGTCTAGAAACAGCACAGTTTTAGTGCCAAGAGAGGCGAAAAATTACATTAATACACAAGCCTATGATTATCCGTATGTTGATAAAATACTCATGATTTTAGATACTCCTTTGGATATTGTTTACATTAGTAACGGCGAACCTGATGCTGAGCGTTGGTACAAACATCTAACGGACTGTATAGATCCAACACGTAGAGTAGTACATCGCGTAGCCAATGTTAACGGTCGTAGTGCCGCGTATAAGGCAGCAGCTGACCTAAGTAAGACGCCTTGGTTCTTTGCTGTGTTTGCTAAGATAGAAGTTGATCCAGGGTTCGATTGGGATTGGCAACCTGACATGCTACAGGAACCTAAGCACTATATTTTCCACAGTAAGAATCCTGTAAACGGACTTGAGTATGGACACATGGGTGTTATCGCCTATAACAAGAGATTAGTACTTGAGACAGATGAACATGGCCTAGACTTTACTCTAAGCAAACCACATGCTGTGGTCCCTGTGTTAAGTGCTACCGCACATTATAATACTACACCTGAACTAACATGGCGCACTGCCTTCCGCGAAGTTATAAAACTCAAAGACGATGTTGAAAAGACGGGTAGTGTAGAAAGCAATCACAGATTGAAAGTATGGCTGACTCAGGCAGAAGGTACACATGCAGAGTGGAGTATCCGTGGCGCAGAAGATGCTGTGGAATATTACAAGCTGGTCAACGGAGATTACACGGAGCTATTACGGAGCTTTGAGTGGGCGTGGTTACAGGAATACTGGGCTAAAAAGTATACTCTTTAACTGAGTCAACAATATATTCAACTTCGCTGTCTGTCAGTTCTGGATAGATAGGCAAACTTAAACAACTCATACTAAATTCTTCAGCACCTTCAAAAATACCCTGTGGACCTGCAGAATCTAATAGGTGTAGGGGTACTTCGTAGTGTATGCGCGATTCAATGCCCTGCTCTTTAAGGTGATGTCTAATACCATTTCGAGCACGATGATGTATGACGTACTTACTCCAGGCATGTTCTACTTTGCTGTCAATGGGTATTAGATCAACACACCCATCTAAAGATTCTGTGTAGTATTCAGCAATAGTTCTTCTACGTGCCTGCCATTCATTAAAATATTTTAATTTGATCAGCATCTGCGCACAGTCTGCTTCACTCATACGACTGTTAGTACCACTCATGGCATGATCGTGCGCTTTACCATTGTTACGAAGACTGCGTATAAGTTCACCAAAGTCGATATCATCGGTTAAGACCATACCACCCGAACCATAGTTGTTTAAATTCTTGGTGGGATCAAAACTCAGACAACTGATGTCACCTAACTTACCACTGGGTACACCACGATAGTATGCGCCAAAACTTTGTGCGGCATCTTCGATGATAGGAATGTTATGTGTGTTCCAATACTCTCGATAGGTCATTAACTTGTCGTAGTCAACGATGTTGCCAAATAAGTTTACATATAGTACAGCGGCTAGTTCATCTGGTTCTACAGGTATGCTGTTTATGTCCATTAGTCCAGTGATTGGATCAACATCGCAGAATACAGGATCAAATCCTGCTTCAAGAATAGCATTAAGTGTTGCGGCAAAACTCTGTGTAGGTACAAGTACTTTGTGTTTAGAAAATATACTGTAAAAATCTACACAACGCAGGGCAAATATAAGTGCCTGTGTGCCACTGTTAACTGCCACAGCATGACGTCGTTCTGTTAATTTAGCAACAACAGATTCAAAGTTTTTAGTCTGTATGTCATCTAAGACTTGTCCAGACGAATAGACACTGTCAGTGACATCTAAGATTTCTTCGCGTATGTTGCTGTACTGCCTATCTACGCCAAAGAACGGGATTTTGATTGTACCACTCATAATACCTACGGAAACCTTCTTCTACACCTACTTTTGGATTATAGCCTAGTTCTTGTTGTGCCCGACTAATATCTAAACGTCCACGTTTAGGAAAACTAAGATCACGATCAGCAATTTCTAACGTACCTTGTCCTGCTATATTAATAGCAAGTTCAGCTGCTTCTTTTAATGTCCACATACGACTATCACTACGTGTGATATTGTAGACACCGTGAGCTTGGTCATTTGTTGCGGCTAACGCAATACCCTGAGCAGTATCTTCTACGTAGGTAAAATCAAGTACCTCGTTGGCACCATTGACCTTAAGAGTCTCACCTCGCATGGCTTTGGTCATAAACTTGCTGACTACACGATCCTCTACGTCCCACTCGCCATAGACAGCACTTGGACGAATAATCACATGTTTGAAATAACCCCGACGACTGTAATCTTCTACTAGTTTCTCGCCCATATACTTCATAATGCCATACTGTCCAATAGGACGACATTCTGCTGATTCGCTAACATCTGCGTCAAAGTCACCGTAGACCATACTAGAACTAATGTAGACAAACTTTTTAATATTGTGTTCGCGACTAGATTCCAACAGGTTAATTAATCCAGTGCTCATGACATCACTGGCTAATAACGGGTTAACACTAACAACTTTTTGTCTAGGATAACTTGCTAAATGGATGACTGTATCAAATTGATGTTCTTTGAATAGATCAGGAAGTACAACAGTATCACGGATATCGTTATTATATACTGCTACGCCACGACCCATACGTGTTTCTGTTAGTCTGTTGTCTGTTAGGTATTGTAATTCTTCTTTTGGCACAAAATTATATGTAGTGAAAGAATCAACGACTACACATTGATGCCCCTGTTCGGACAACATGCGTGTTACATTGTGCCCGATAAAACCAGCACCGCCAGTGAGTAATATTTTCATCGACCTCTTCCTGCTGATTTCTTTGCTGGTTTGTTACTGCCTACCTGACTCTTTGCATGATGTCCTTTGTCAGCCAGTGGTTTATTGTTATTTGTGTGTTGCTCTGCTTGTTTCTTTTCAAGAGCGGCTTTCATTAGGTCTTTTAAATTTGTCATTTCCAATTCTCGTCGTGGTGATCAAAAAATCTTAGGCAATAATCTGTATATTGTGTTTCATCTAAGTCTGCATAAAAGCGAACTTGCTTAAACCAATCAACAGCACGTTCGTCAATGTCAAAATCTAGTTTAACACCGTTACGTTCAGCCCAAGCATACTTCTCAGTTTTACTAAACTGTTCTGCGGCCTGCATGTACATTTCACGTGTGCTGGACTTTAGTGCTTCTTGTATATGACTACGCCAAGCAAACAATCTCACACGGTGTGGACGCTCAAACCGCCATTGGGGCTTTGATTGGTGGGTGACTGACGTATCCATCTAATCTAAAATCCTCCATAGTAAAGTCATCAATGTTTTTAATGTCTGGATTAATCCACAATGTGGGGAGAGGCAATGGTTCACGTCCCAACTGTTCTTTTACCTGCTCCACGTGATCAGAATATATATGCGCATCGCCGAGCACGTGAACAAACTCGCCTACGCCTAGGTCACACACCTGAGCAATCATATGTGTTAGTAGACTGTAACTTGCAATATTAAATGGAACACCCAAAAACATATCGCAACTACGCTGATACATCTGACAACTTAATTTACGATCTGCACTTACGTAAAACTGTGCAAAACAATGACAGGGCGGAAGTGCCATCTGATCTAGCTCGCCCGGATTCCATGCTGTTAGTATGTGTCGACGACCAAAAGGATCTCGTTTAATGCCTTCAATTAATTGAGCTAATTGATCCACATGTACATTTGGGTTAGGTTTACTTACCATACCGTCGGCAGTATTTTCCCAGGTGTCATAAAAACTCATTTCCTGCGCACGACGCCAGCGACGCCATTGCACACCGTAGACACGACCTAGTTTCATATCATTACCTGAAATAGCGGCTACATCACTTTCTAACATGTGCTGCATTTTTTCGTGTGGTGAATCTACATTGACTACAACACCTGGTGTCTTCTGTGGTTTACGCTCTAACCAGTAGGGAGCCAGAGCATTATCTGTCCATATAGTTTTCTTTTCTAAATCACGTGTCCCGTGTAAGATTTCAGCAAGTCTGCGCTCGTCATCCGAACCTTCGATGAACCACAGTAACTCACTTAAACAGGCCTTGAATGCTAGTCGCTTAGTAGTAACAGCAGGGAATCCTTCCTGTAGATTGTAACGTTGCTGCATGCCAAAGACACCAATAGTACCTGTGCCTGTGCGATCATCACGTCGTTCGCCGTTCTCCAGAACGTATTTTAGTGCATCTAGATATGTTTTCATTTTAATACTATAACAGATTTATGATTGATTGTCAACTCTAAAGAACACATCTCTGCCCCATATTTCATAGGTGCAGTTTTCTCCAGGTCTAACTGATCGTATACGGAAAGGTGCTAGATATCTGTCTAAATTAATACGAGTATCGCACCATGAATTCAATTTCATGCGTGTTAATATTACTTGATCAACAATGTCAGCAGTGGCTTCGTATAAGGTTTTACCGCCAATGATATAGATGTCTCGATCTGAGAACTGCCGTTGCAAATCTAATACAGACTGACTGATATCACCATGCAAACGTCTAACAGTGTACTCGTTAATAATATTGTTACTAACCACACAGTTGATGCGATTAGGCAAGGGCTTAGGCATCTTAGGATCATCCCAGGTGCGTCGGCCCATTACCACTACATGTCCATCTGTGTGTTCCTTAAACCAACGAAGATCTTCGCTGTGTTTTGGCCAAGGCAAGGTACCTCGATTACCAATACCGCCAGTACTGGTAGCGGCTAATATAGCTTTAATCATAGATCTTTTAATACCTTGTCTGTTTCAGGTTGTATTGTGTTAACTACGCTGTCAATATCAATAAAGAAATCAACGTTCTCAATGTATTCGTCTAAGTCTTGAAATTTAGCATTTAGCAAGGCTTCTATTTCATCGGGATCATTGCCATCATCGATTAGCTCTTTAATATTAATACTCAGATCAGTGCCATCTACTAATTTTACAACTATACGTTGTAACACAGTAACTGGCACTTCCTTTTTATTATCGATGCTATCAACAATATCTTTCCAGCTTTTTGCTGGATTTATTGTAATTTTTTTAGCTCGACTACGCTGTAGCTTTTTTGGTTGTTTTGGTTGTTCTGACATTTTTCGCCTTTGCTGGTGTAAGTGCTTTAGCTTCTTCTTTTAAGCGTTTGGCTTCTGCTAACAGACCTTTAGCTTCGGCTTCCATACGGGCAGCTTGGTCAAGGCGTTGTTGAGCGATATCAGCATCTGATAATACATCACCGCTACTAGTATTTACACTTTCACTGGTAGTTTTAGATTGAGCATTAACTTTCTTTGTAGGATCAGCTAAACCACGGCCAGCATCAAATTCGGCCATTTTTCTTGCGGCTTCGCTGCCGGCTTCTAATTCGGCTAGAATTTTGTTAAGTTCATCTAAACGTACTGTTGATTTAGCATCTGGTGTAACAATAACTTGGTTTGTTGGAACTTTTTTCATATAACTAGATCTATGAATAGTAGTTAAACAGTTGTTGCCATCTGCCATGGTATGACGGAACAGTGCGTCAGCTAATTCTTTAGCATTTTGTCCTGCTTCGCTTTCTAATACTTTCATTACTTCGTCGTGTAACATACTTGGTAACGAGTCAGAATAAAGTACTAATGCCATGTGATCTTCGTCGGGTACAGTTCTAAATACAATCACTACTTTACGTTGATTGTGTCTGCCTACGTGTTTAATCATTTGAGGTCTCCTGAGCAGTGGTTTCGGGTCTGCTAATTGCACCCACGCTCTCTAAAAATGCAATTAATTTATTGTACAAAGTGCCTACACTTTGTAATTCTTCAGCGCGAAAAGCGCCACGCTGATTGGTTAACTGGATGATTTGAGCCACAGTAATTAAATCTTGTAGAGTTAATCCCGGTGTGCTCGCTTGTGCTTCTTCAGCAGACGGTTGTTGGTTATCAGCCGTTTCGTTTACTACTTCTTCGGTCATGTAAATATCTCCTTAGGGAACACAGTTATTTAACTGTGCGATCTCTGGTGGAAAAATTTTTTAATAAACGTGAACGTTGATTTGGGGCAGAAAGAGACTAAAGTAGCTAGCTTCACTGGGTAATTCGAACCCAACTAGCATTTGTCGTTGCATGGATTTGTTGTCAACTATTTGATCATAAAATCCTACGTAAAACCGGCCAGCAAGATTTTCGTAGATCCAATCACTGACTGGTTTTTCTTGAACGTAGGGATCAAACGTTACACGTTCAAAGTGAGGTGGGCAGTAATCTAATCGACGTAGCCCAAAGACATTTAAGGGATTAACTTCGCCGTGCTTTAACACTATTCAACATCCTTGCCACGGAATACTAACAGCCAGCTGTTGCGCATTTCGCGCCAACACATTACAGGATGTCTAATCCACATGTAGGCAATAATAAAAGGAATCGCTATGATTGCAAAAGGTACTATAATTAGTCTACTCATTTTTTATCCTTTCCAAATTCGCCTTCTACTACATTTAGTTTAGGTTTAGTCTTACCTTTGCTGTTAGCAGGGTTGTTGGTATAACTAGAATCAATTTGTATAATAGGAAACACATAAGCATTTTCTGTACTGTCCTTACCAAAGAAACGCTCTAATAGACGCTTGCCAAACCCTTTGCGGTTGGGCATAGGATATACAGCCAAAGTATTGGATAGATGTTCATAGTCTGCGTCAGTGATGTATTCACGATTACGCAGATATGTTAAGGTATCATGAACCGTGACGGTCATACTTTCAGCAAGTTCAATTGGTGTATATATAAATGTTTCGTATTTGTGTTCACTCATTGATCATCCTCGTTATCCCAGGGCACAGGGTGCCATCCTAAAGTTTTTAAATCTGTCCTAATCTCATCAGTGACGGTGCTTTCTGATACAAAGCCTTTGCCCATCAAATCGTCATAGTCGTCTTGAAGATAGTTACCACCGCCTATACCACTACAGTACCAAGACATATAGTCACCTTTGCCCTGTAGATCTGCTACAATACCACCAGCATAGCGCCAAGTGCATGACCATAGTTCATCTTTGAGTACGGGCCATACTTCTGCTTTTTGCCACCTCATATTACACAAGGCTGCATACAAGTTCTGAGCATAGCGATCACTCTGAACTTTAGCAAGTATTGACTCGCTGTTCTTAAGGTCTTGTTCTAGGTCAGGAGTTTCCAACGTCTTTGGTTTTTTCTGCTCTTACAATATGTTCTACAAAACGTATAAGATATGTTTCGTGTACATATTCCATGCTGTAAAGTTTAGCAATCTCTAATATCTCACTTCTAGTCAACTTGACTTCTGTGTTTGCATTTTCTGGTATATTTTGTTCTATCACGTTCTACCTTTGCCTTAAATGGTAAATCCTTGTTGAACAAGGCATAATGATTACGAGTTTTCATTTTAAGTCTTTTGCGATGTTTCATAATAAGACTATTATACTACATCTTAACCAAAATGTCAATTTAAAAAGTTTAGGCAATACGTCCTAGAGCGGTATGATATAATTCACGTATCAATGGTTGTATATCCTTGCCCATTTTTTCGTATTCGTACATTGTATTAATAATCTGTGCTGTAGAACCATGTGCACCGTATACAGGCAGTCGACGACGATCCATTTCTTTGATAAGTTCTTCGTCATCAAACACATCTAGATCAACATATACTTCTGCTTCTGTGGTAATGTAAGGCATTATTTTCCCCAATTGTATTTAGGTCGTAGTAATTTACTTGCTTGATAAGTCCAGTCAATCTCACCGGGTCTAACTGCGGTATCCGGTGCCATTGGATAGTCATGATGATTCTTGTGTAATCCTTCGTAGAATATTTCCCAACGATGTGTAGGAGTATTTTGTGCAGTTAATCCTATATGTTGGCGCCATACTGCAATACTAATAGTCCAACAGGTAGCACTTGCAGGAATAGCCCATAAAAATAAAAATACCTTTAGGTCAATAGCATAGAGAATCAACGCTGAAACTAGTACAATAATAGTGTAGTAATCGTGTATCCATTGATATCTATTTTTTAACTCAAGTATCCGACGACTGAATATAGGAGTCTTGCCTGGATCTACGGTTTTTTGAAAGCAAATTAACCAACTACGAAAACCTCTAATAGGTCCGTGCGGATCCATTGGTGTATCTGTGTACTTAGGATTATGATGTACCAAGTGCGTCATTGCGTAGTTTAAGGGCCCACCTACACCAATCATACAACTCATCCATAGCAATGGATATTCTTTCCACTTAGCAAGAGTAAAATGTCCATGACATAAGTATCTGTGTAAAATTATATTGTTACCAAACAAGGTATAGACAGCAAGCCAGAAAAACACAGCCAGCGCCCACCAATACCACAGTGCGTCAATCTGCAAAGCTATGTAAAGGTACACAGGCAACATTAGTTGCATCAAAGACGCAAATTCGTTAGAAGGTTGCAATAGTTTTTTCATTTATTACTCTAAATTAGATAGTAAACATATTTACTTAAATTTAACTATTGCAACATTAAACTATGATTTTCTAAACTTTTCGTTTAAATCGCGTAGGAAATCTTCTGCTAGTGCAGCTGTACCACTTGATGCCATATCCTGCCACTCTGTAAAGTCGTTAGCACTTGATGCACTTGCTCCTTTGTAACTAGGATCATCCCCTGCACTGGTCCAACTTGGACCCCACATAGGGGTTGGACGATTAGGGTCTGTGCCAATCCATGGACCTGTTGATGGGCCAGGATATGTTGTTGGCGGAGTATACGGCTCTGCTCTGGGTCTGGGCATACGCATTTTAACATCGTTTAGTTCATCTTCCATGCGACCCAAACGACGATTAAGATTGTGCATATCCTCAAATAGTCTAGACAACGGACCGTTCTTTAATGCTTGATCAGGATGCTGTGCTGAGCATAGAACAGTAACAGTCAACAACGCACGTAAGGCGTCTTTAATGCGCTGATCATCTGATTCTAATGCTTGATCTAGTATCTTAATAATTTGTTCAAGATCAAAGTCTTGCTGGTCTTTTAAACGTCCTGTGCTCATATCAGTGCCTCGTATTTCCTGATTGTAAAAGAGGTAACAGTTCTGTAATTGTTTCTTCGTCCATATCTTCTAGATCATCTAAAGCAACACTCTTTTCTAATAGTTCACCAGATTTAGCTAACTCAGTGATATGCGCGATTAGTTCATCTAATTCTTCCTGGGTGCCATCAAAGTCATCAAAACAACCTTCAGCAAATACTAATTTAAGTTCGGGTTTGTTGTCGTCATCGTTACCGTCAAAATCTTTATCATTGTCTGCCATACTAAGCCTCCCAAATACATTTAACATTAAAGAAACGTGCCAAAGGTGGAACATACAATGGCAAACTCATAATTAATACCCAGCCCATTTGAATAAATTCAGATGGTACAGGCGTACCTGCAATAACATTCATAACTAACAGTTCAATGTATACAGCACCAGTTAAAAACAACCATGCTCCGCCTGAAGGTTTCATACACCTTCCTCATTCTTAAGTTTACTAAACAGCGTAAGTTTCTCAGCTGTGGTTTTAACTTTTTGTATACCAGTTAGGGCCATGTTAAGTTCTTTAATTGCACGTTCAATGTGTTCACTGTCTAAATTTTTAATCCAACGAGCCGCACGTACTACACGTGCTAGGTCAATGTCTTGCCCTGGTTGTATTTCAAAGTCCTCTTCATCCATCTGTCCAAGTATTTCATACATCTCATCATACTCAATTTCACAGATATACTTGTCGTTGCCTACGCCTAGTACTTTCATATTAATTTCCTAACAAGTTTCTACGTTCGGGTAAAGGTACTATCTTAGTGTCACCCCAACCTGGAGGAGGTGGTGGATAGTAGCCCGGGGTAATTGGCGGCACATACACAGGAGGTGGAACATATCCTGGCGCATAGTAGTAGTTTGGTGGTGGCGGAATATTAGGCACTACTGGTGCTACGTAACGACTGTTATTGTCTGGAAAACAAGTGTAGTAACCATCGATCCAATGACAATCTGCTTGTGCTACAGTAGGCACTAAAGACAGCAGTATTAAAATGCGTTTAATCATGCGTACTCTCGCTTCTTTTCAAATTCATACCGTGTAGTAATACCAAATGGTGCTTCTTCAGTATTGCCGCCATGTACCACAAACATTGTGTCGCAGTAGTCCGGGTCGCCCCAGCTGTCACCGTAGTAACCATCAGTAAACATAACAAAGTACTTAGGCACGATGTCATTTTCCTTCATGTATTCCCAGTTACACATAAACATAGTACCACCACCGCCACCTGGTTCCCACTCCATAATTTCATCTAAGTTCTCTGGAGTAAACACCTTAGCGTTATACACGTCTGTGTCAAAACTCCACAGGTGTAGTCGGAAACTTGTGTAAGTTTCCATAATGCCTTTAACTTCACCTAAGATGTCTCGAAGCATTTCATCTGACATACTACCCGATGCGTCAATACTTACGCAAACATCAATGTCTTTGTCGTAGTCGTTGCCTGGCATAACAGCATCCATGTCCCAACCTTTACGACTAGCACGTTGCCAACTGTAGTCATACTTAACAGTACTTTGTATAGCCTGCGGCAACAGATCGCGCCAGCTAAGTTGCGGTGCAGTTAGGTCTTTAATCATGCGCTTAACACCTGCTGGCAAGTCACCTGCCTTACAAGTCTGCGCCGCAGCCATAACAGCTTCTTTAATTTCGTCGCGGATTTGTTTCTTTTCTTCTTCACTTAGTTTAGGGCGACCACCTTTGCTTTTGCCCTCACCGTCTTTACCTTCACCGTCAGTTTCGCCATCGTCGCCGTCACCATCCAAGTGCTCGTCTAACAGCATCTTTTCCAGATCGTCGATGCTGATTTTTTCAGCATTTTCGTAAAGGTAGTCGTATACTTCTTCGGCACTCCAACCTTTAAACTTGCTGTCAAATAGTCCAACAGGAATCTTCTCGCCGATACGTTGGTCAAGCAAGTCCTGATTTACGCAGTAATCATCAGCAATATTCCACAAGCGAGGATCACGTTCTCCACGACGACCCATATGATCATAAACACAGTGTAGTACTTCGTGTCCAACCAAAAATTCCACTTGTTTCTGTGGCATTTTCTTAATAAATTCGCTGTTGTAGTAAAAACGACGTCCGTCAGTTGCAGCAGTACCGCACCAACTATCAGCGTTTTCCAACTTCAATCGTGTTGCTAGTGTACCAAAAAACGGTGCCTTCATTAGCAGAGCAATACGTGCTGTAATCAACTTTTCGCGCACAGCCGCGTCAGTTTGAGGGTCAGTTACTATGCCCTTAAAACTTTTATCTTTCTGTGCTGTAGTGTTAGTTGCCATTGTCTACCTTTCTCATTTAATAGTGTAATTATACTATCTTTTGGCAGTTTTGTCAAGTGTTGTACATGATAAAAGCACTTAACTGTTCCTCGTTTAAGTACAGTTCTCTGCGGTAATCATTGGTTTGCCACGCCCAAGTGTAACCAAGTCCTAAGTGCTGATTTATTTCAAACAATTCCAACTCACATCCTGGTCCAAAGTTTTCATATATCCAATGACGTATCTTTAGAAAATCCTCGTTCCAATAGACTTTGATACGATGCGAGAATAACTTGTATCCGCTGTAGCGACGGTCCATCTTTTGTATTTTGTATTTTACTACTCTGTTCATTCCCATACAATATAAAAAGCCCCTTGCGGGGCTTTTCCTCTACTATGCTACAGCCTGTACAATGTACTTGCCGAAGCGTTTATGGAACTCGTCAAACGTCTTCAACTTATTAGGAACGAAAGGTAAGTTGTAAGTTGTCAACGCTACACGAGCACCCATAACTGTTACTTCTGTTGTAAAGTTATCCATCATAAACTTAAAGAAGTTATCAGCGTATTCGTGCCACTTAGTAGTATCTGCTTCTTTAGCCTTCAGGTCTTTCAGCTCGTAGCACATACTAATAGTTAGAGAATACATAGCTGAAATTTCTTTAACTTTCAATTCTTTAACTTTTCCTTCAAGCACATCACGTGGGTTAGGCATCTGTCCAGCAACCTTACGGTGTGCCATAAACTTAACTGCTGTACCTTCACCTACTGTACCTGCTACCAAGTCAGTTTCGATGTTAGTAGGCAAATCGCCACCTTCTAGCAGTTGACTAACAAAAGTCCACGCACGAGGTGTAGCAAACGCACGACTTGAGCTCTTAGGATCAAAGTCAAACAAGTCTTGTTTAGCAAAAGAAATATAACCTACCACGTCTTTGTGGATGTTATTATCGGCGGCCCAACTCAACCAAGCATCATAGTCCGGACGCATTTCCAAGTGTACAAAACGATTAGCCAACGGACTGGGCATCTTAAATGTAACACCCTTGTCACCTTCGCGATTACCTGCTGCAACCATTACAACATTGTCAGGCAACTTGTATTTGCCTACACGACGGTTAAGGATAAGTTGGTATGCCGCAGCCTGTACGCTAGGGGCCGAACTATTCATTTCGTCAAAGAATAGAACAACTACAGGGTACTGTGCTGCAAGTTCTTCACTGGGCAGGTCAATTGGAGGAGCCCAATCCATCAAGCCGTTGTCTTTGTTGTAAAACGGAATACCACGAATGTCTGTCGGGTCCATTTGTCCCAAGCGCAGGTCAATCATGTACCCGCCCATTTCTTTAGTGATACTTTCTACAAGCTCACTCTTACCAATACCTGGAGGACCCCACAAGAATACCGGACGTTGTTTGTTAAAACACTGGATCAGTGCCAAACGTGCTTCTTCAGAGGTCACTGTACGATTTTCTGTAACTGCCATAATCTCTACCTTTCGTTCAATTAATTAACTAACTTACCAACCTACAGTATACTATCAAACTGCCAGTTTGTCAAGTACTTTTTCAATGTGCTTACAACGACCACGGAACGTAAAACCTGGACAGGTACAGGTACCGGCATTGGGATCTACGTAATAAGTACCGCCAGAGCTGCCAGTAAATTCAATTAGTTTGGATTCTTCTGGTTCAACTTGACCAAACAGCGCGATATCAGCTGGGACAAACTTGCGACCACGCTTGTCTAACTTGCCAGGACGATCAAAATAGACAGGATCGCCTTCACCCCATTTGATGTAGGCTATTACCTTGCTACCATCAAACAGATAAATGTGATTAGGTTGACGATAATCTACGTCCCAAATAGTAACTTCACGCAGTGCTTCCATGTGAACCTTTCTAATAGTTTACGTGCCCATTATACACGAATTTTACCAAAAAGTCAACCAGAATAATTTGTCTACAGACTGCGTTTTGCGTAAATATTACAAATGACTGTGATCAAAATACATCCTGTACAGGAAACCAAGTTAGAATCTATACCCAGCAACGATCCCCATAGCAAAGACTGGGCTATGGTGCGTTCAATGATGTCCTATGCTAGACCTAAACCTCAGCATGGTTTGACTCCTATTGAGCTAGAACAGATTACACGCAAAACCAAACTGGCCTTAATTATATTGCCCGAGTGGGGCATATTCTTTCCTCCATATAATCTCAGCAGGCTGTCAGGAGTGACTCGTGCCGCGGGTTACGATACCGCAGTGTATGACATAAATGTACGAGCGTGGCGCCGCATGACCAAGTCTGCACCTATAGATTATTGGGATCCTAGCAGAGAGTGGATGTGGGAGAGCGATAGATACGAAAAAGAAATACATCAGTATCTTGAACCAATAATGCAGGAATTTATTGAACGTATTGTTGCGAGCCAACCTGATGTAGTTGGATTCAGTTTATACTATACTAACGAAAAACCTAGTAATTGGATGGCCGAGCGTTTGAGAACTTTATTGCCCAACAGTCTAATTATTGCTGGCGGTCCGCAGGCCATAGCACCTAAACCGGGTACAGAAAACTTGTATGATCATGTGGTCAAGGGTGAAGGCGAACAGATACTGCTAAACATATTAGATCACTGTGAACGTGGCGAACGTATACCCGAGCGTGATTTATACGCGGCCAAAACACGTTTGGATCTTGATAGTTTACCTTTTCCTGACTATCATCACTACGATTTAAATGAATATGAAATGCCCAATGGCATTAGCAGTGAAATCAGCAGAGGATGTGTAGCCAAATGTGTATTCTGTACTGAGGTACATTTTTGGAAATATCGCGGTAGACGTGCTGGCACAATCTTAGATGAAATTGAGTACCAATATCGTACGCACGGAATTGATTTTGTTTGGTTTATTGATAGTTTAGTCAACGGAAATCTTAAAGAACTGCGTGCCTTTGCTTTAGGCGTAGTCGAACGTGGACTAAAAATAGGCTGGCAAGGATACTCACGTTGCGATGGTCGTATGGATCTAGAGTATTTCCAAGATTTAAAAGCCAGCGGATGTCATCAATTAAACTACGGTATAGAAAGTGGTAGTCAACGTGTGTTAGATGACATGAAAAAAGGTGTTAAGGTAGCAGACATAGAGGAAAATTTAAAACATGGTCATGCCTGTGGCATACTTAACAGCAGTAATTGGATCATTGGATTCCCCAGTGAAGATCGTCAAGGTATTGCTGATACCTTAACTTTGCTATGGCGCATACGTCATTGGCTGTTCAACGTTAGCCCTGGCGTTACAATGATGTTAAGTCCGGACAGCGAAATAACCAATAACCAAGAAAAATTCAATATCCACAAATATAATTTTCAAGGTGCCTGGACCACAACAGAGTTAGAAAATACCAAGTTTCATAGATTAATTAGACAAAAAAGTTTCCTAATACTTTTACAACATCTTAATACTAGACAAACTGTCTATGGGTCAGACCGCCCAGGCATAGCTGCTATGTATCAGTTAAATTATAACCCAGCGGCCATTGGTTATCAGATACCCTATGAAAAGTTTGACTACGATATTATAAAGCCGGGCATAAACCCATTAGCCGATGGGTTAGTTAATGAAATATGGCCATTACTGCGTGTAATGTGGTTAGCATTTGGTGCTTATGATTTCGAAGTTCGATTTGATCCTGAAGAAGATGAACGCGAATTGGGACATAGAATTTCTGGTGACTATACTGCTAAACATAAGTTTTCAATTGATGCTAATGGTCAGTGGGCTGCAGATTTTAGTTATCGCTATCAACATCATCAGGATCGCGATCGTAATTGGGGTAAACATGAGTGGCCCGACTATAGTTTTGAATACGAGTACACTGGGTCAGGTCAGTGGTCAAAGACTTAGATTATCAAGATATTGCTGTAAATTACTTCCGTGTAATCCCAACATGATCGCTTCAGTCTCCCCGTAGACATAAATGGTCTGCTGACCATGTATGTAATACGGTGCCGTAAAATATTTTTCTAACTGTAAATAGGTTTTAGGTAAAAAAGCACGACTTACTTTAAATTGCCATTTTTGAACACGAGCTTTTTCTAAGACATTAAATGCCGGACGTGTCAATCTTAGACTGTCAGGATTAACAGGATTGTACCACCAGAATTCGGGAATGTCCATACGTTGGTAACGTAAGGCAGCCTTTTCATTTGTAAAAGGGTTAAGGGGATATTCCTGAAATTTTAACTGCCAGACTGTTTGCGGACTGTTGGCGTCGCGTACCATTATGGATAAATTTGGTCGCCCTGCTTGAGCAATACTACACTAAACTTATCAGTTTTAAATAAACTATTAAGTTTCTTAGCAAGATTAATAGCGTGCCCTGGGTTACTGAAACTTACCTTTTTGTATTTAGGTCCGGGGTAAGCAACTAAAATATTCTGTGTTTTTAGGTTAATGGGTTGGTTATCGTAGAAAACCGCCCAGATACCTTCTGAATTCAGAATCTGGTCACTTTTGTAAGTTGTTTTATTAACGTGCTCTAAGAGCACGGTTGGTTTAGGTCTACTCATAGTAATATTATTTATGCCTATTATCTACGTAGATAATTAGAAGCCGCCTCCGTCCATGCCCACATTAATGACTCCGACATCAGCTGGTTTTTCTTCTTTTTCGGCAGATAATTCGGCTATTAATGATAATAAATCAAATATATCAGACTGCAGGTTCTGTGCTTCAACTTTAGTTAATGTAAGATCGCGAGCATTAGATTGATTCATTACTTTAACTTTATTGTTGAATGCTTTTAGATGCAGACTTAATTGTCTTTCCATTGGTGTCTCCGATTGGCAATTCTTAGGTTTTCCTGCATTTCTTCTTTGGTCTTATAAGGACCGTTATAAGGGTAACGATTTAGGGTGATTAATTTAGGGCAGTAGGCCTTGACCCAGCCGTTATTAAATTTAACAATATAGTAACCGGCGCAGAAAAAACTTTTACTTTTATTACCTTTAGTAAAGATTGGCAGTTTATGCTTTACATCCCATAGAACATTATGAGCACGATGTTCACAAGGATAACCATAGACATCATTGCTTTCTGTTATTATCTTCTGCGGCTTCGCTTTGTCCACAGTAATGTTATAACGTTCACTGAGCAATTTTAAACTGCTGAATTTTTCTCGGCGCCCTCGGTGGACCAAAGTAACACCTTCGGGTGTAGACAAGATACTGGCAACTTTACTGCCATCTTGTTCAACAATCCAACATTTATTTTTAACAATTGATTTAGCTAGTAGTGTCATTTCGAAGTACCTTTATCATTGGATAAACTGGATCTACATACCATTTACGAGTATATTGAACTTCATTGGGTTTGGCATGATGAAAGTGTTGTAAGCTCTCACCACCAGTAAGAAAGCCCAACGAAGGCCAATCAAGTATGCGGTCTTTGCTAGGATGGCACATGCCATTGACTACAATGTGTTCTGCTAGCTTCTGATAAACTGCGGCCCAGGCGTACAGTGCTACAAATAATTTCCAGTTAAACAAACATAGCACAGCTAAACTGCCTAACCAAAGTCTGTAGTAGTTATCGTGTACAAATCTCTGCAGGGGTTGCACCAGCAGGTCTTTAGGCATTTTAGTTCCAAGAGTTTTAAAATATCTAGCAGGAAAGAACTCCCATAACCCAGTAATCACAGTCAGGATACCTAACTTAGCTGGACTGTGTGGATCACCATCGGTGTCTAAGACTCTATGGTGTTGACGATGTAACAACGCATACATAATAGGACTACCAATACCAATAATAATAGCAAAAGGTAATAACATATATTCAACAGGTTTACTTAAACTAAACTGTTGATGCGTATAGTATCTGTGCATCATTACACCGTTGCCTAAACAACAACACAACCACCCCCAGACTACTAACGCTAACATCTGTGGTACTGATAGATAAAAGAAAGTCAGTACAAACAGTGCGTAGATTGTAGTATTAAAAAATGTAAATTTCCACTCGTGAATAAAGTTTTTTATTGACATGCTACGTATATAATCCCCACGTAAGTTAGATAGTGTAGGCATTGGTCCAAACCAAACCAAAACCAAAATTTATGATCTTTTATAGTTAACCCACGATTGAGTTGCTGTTTAGCCCAGTCAATGTGATAGTGTACTATAAAATCAAATAATGGCAATAACAACAATTCAGTAGCAGTGTCACAAAATGGTGTTAGAACAATGAAAGTAAGACTAGCATGCACACCTGCATGATGTAAGCCTCCTACTGCACCGTAGATACCTTTTTCACGGATCATATAACCATACTGCATGACAAAGTCAGCAATAAAGTGTTTAATGCCAAATAGTGCTAGTAGTACGAATACTTCCCAGGTCATTTGTCTTTCCTCTTAACGTTCACACTCCAGCCGCGAACATTTCGCACAATAGTTACATCGTGCGTCTTATACAAGTCTTTAATCTTTTCTGCTAGTTTTACTTCTTCTACGCTAGGCTGCAATAGACGTTTAACTTTTTTAATCACTAGCCACCGCCTAACACGTGCGCACTCACACCAGTTTCTGTACTCAAATCCATGTAGTATGTGCTACGTGACTTAGGAGTCTCCCACCAATCTACATGATGCACACGCACGTTCAGTGCTCGCATTTTTAGGTCAACTAAGTGAGCAATCCATTGACTCAAGTTCTCACTAGTAGGCACAAAGTCTACTAAGAAGAAACCTTCAAAGTATTCAACACGTTCACCTGGCATGTCTCTGTAATACTTTTCATCAATCTGCCAACCTACTACTTCAAAACTATTTACACCCTTTTGAATACTTACAGGCAGTATAGGTACATCCTTGCCAATGATTTGATCATACAAGGGATCGTTGCGATCTAAAATAAACTGATGATCCACATATTCATTTAACCATTTCTTTAGCCACTCTGTGTGTCTAAAGTCTGTAACCATGCCAGTTTTATCTAGGCCATTACCTGTTAAAAATACCTGTAGTTTACCTTCATGCCCATGTAAGTGGCGGCAAGCACACTTAAGGTCTGCAGCATACGCACCATTAAGTTCCTGTGTCCAAACACGATGTCCATAACAAAATTCAAATGTTTTATCAATAATCCAACTCATAATCTACCTTTCTTTTAGATATTATATACGT